CAGGAGCATGAACCTCCTTATATCTCTTCTGAAAGTCCTCAAGGTTCTTATAGAAGGCAAGGTCAGTGGTAGTAAGTTGGATAATTTGTGAAGTAGCTAACTTGCTATTCCAATAATATTCCCTAAGTGCATCCTTAGCATTGTTCTTAACAAACAGACTTCTTGAGATTGACTGGGCATCTTTCAATTCCATCTCACCTCTTGTTGCCTTATCTGTCAGCAGATTCTTAATCTGCTCCATCAGACTACTGGCTTCCCTACTATCAAAAGCACTATTATTGTTATAGGCTCTAAGCATCAGTTCCATATTGGTATTCCACAATGAACCTAAGGCATCTTTAGCCTTGATAAGTGCCTTTGCAGTTATTGCATTCTGCTTGGACTGACCTTCAAAAGGAAGATACTTGTACTTACCATTAGGAAGCTCATCCAAAAGTCCTGCCCTCATCCAATCTCTATAGGTCTGTTCAAAACCATCTTCCATCATGTCATTAAGAGTAGTTCTTAGGAAGTTCCTAAGTTCAGCACCAGTACCCTTGGATTTAAGTCTGCTTAGCCTATCAATGAATGTCTCTCCATTGTCATATCTGAGGTTGTTAAGTGCAGGAAGGAACTTAAATTCTGCACCTCCCATACTCTTTATACTACCATCTTTCTTTCTGACAATATCATAGTTAGCAATAGGCTCTACACTCTTATCTCCACTTTGGTAAGCCTCATCCCTCTCTCTGACTAACATGATTCTGTCATACTCTTGATTAACCAAGTCTACTAACTTGTCAAGGATAACATCATCATAGGTTCTCTTCTTACCATTCTCATCAAGCACATCACCTGTTGTGTACTTTCTGAATCTGATAAACTCAGCAGAAGGACTATCTGAAAGAATAGGAACATGATACCAAGCATACTTTATACTTGACTTTGCAGAATCAGGGTCTCCCCAATATTCTGTAAGAAGAGCCAAAGTATAATCCAAATCATCCCAATTAGTATAGTCTACCTTATCAGAGTTCAATACTACTTTATGGTTAAGACCTCTTCTCAATTCATCAGACTCTGCAAGCTGTCTTAGCCAGTCATTTCTCCAATGACCATCCTTAAAGAACCACTCATAATCCTTGAACTCAGTCTGCATAAACTGTTCAAATCTCTCCTTGTCATTCATAACATTCTTGAGATTCTTAATAAGTTTACCTAAGTAGTTAGGAGTAACATGAGAATAGTAAGACTTATCATTTTCTCTGACACTACTTTCAATAGCATCCTCAGTTACTTCTGCCATCATACTTGCAATCATATTGTAAGCAGAGCCAAAAGTATTGATAAGGTCTCCTCTCTTCTCAGTACCATCCTCCCTTGTTTCAGACTTAACTTCACCTTTCTTAATACCACTGAATATGACATTCAATTGTGGTAAAAGAAGCATAATTGGGTCAGTAAATGTGATACCTGGAGCTGTCTTTATATCAGTTAATGCAGTTTTCAATACAGAAGGATTAGCATCAATACCTAACATATGAAGTAACTTCATTATGGTATTCCATACATCTTCTCTCTCCAAGAGTTGAAGTCTGGATTCTGTATCAAGGTTCTGGAACATATTGTTCAATGTCTCAGTCCATTGTAAACCTTTAGCTGCATTATCCTTGTTTATTTCCCCATTCTTCTCATATACACTATCAGCATCAAGCTGTACTCCATTCTCATAGTTATCTCTCCAAGCATCAAGCAGATAGTACACACCTTCAGGCTTGTTGATGGCAATAGTTTCCATCTTGAAAGTACCATCAGGCATCATCTTCTTCTTTTGAATCCAGTAAGGCATAAAGTCCTTCCTGAAGTCTTGGTAGAACTGAGAGAATAATGTTTCATCTCCTTGCAACAACTTTACTACTTGTCTTGTCCAAGGTTTATTCTTTCCAAGCTCTTGCATGAGAGGAATCATATCTTCAGAAGTAACCATATCTCTAAGCTTATCAATGAATGTTGCATGTACATATTCAGCATCCAAATATCTTGTAAAGCCTAAATCATCCTTCTCATATTTTCCTCTATAATCTAATCTAGGAACTTGTCTGATAGCCTTTCTTACAGCTTGTGATAATGACTCATGAGAACTAACCTGTCTGTAGTTAGTCATCCATCCATCTTTAAAAGCCTCTTCTTGTTTCCAATCCTCAGATTGTCCATCAAGATTACTTTCACCTTCAGGAGTATCATCATTGAGATTAGCATCTTTAGGAGCAATATAATTAGGGTCAATTCTAATACCCTCTGTCATTATAAGCAAAGTACTTGCTTCTTCTGCCAGAGGTTTGAAGTTATCAACTACCTTTCTATAAGCCTGTTCCTTATATGCAGCTTTCTTCTTAGCAGCAGTTAACTTTTGCTCATTAGAATACTTCTCAGAACCTTTAGTTGAGTTAATCTTACCCAACTCAACCTGAACTCTATTCTCTTCTGTATCATTAATATATGATTGGAATATATCCAACACTCTACTAAAGATACCAGCAGGAGTGTATTTCTTAATAGCATCAAATCTATCAAGAGAGTTAAGTTCTTTCTGCAATTGCATTCTTGTAGTTTCAGAAGTAGCTTCTTCAATTCTCTTATTAAGAGAGTCACTCATTTCCTGTAGTGCCTTATCCACTTCATTACTAAAGAATCTTGCAATCAATGTTACTCTATCTCTTCTTGTTCTTGGGTCAAAGTCTAAATCCACCTTAGCTTGTTCCTCAATAGATGAAACCTTAGGAGCATTGAATGAAGTAGATAATGCTTCATCAAGCATTTTTACAGACTCAGTAACACTGATACTTTCATTCAGTATCTCAGCCAGTGCTCTTGCTTGACTTACTCTTGTATTAGCAAACTGGTCAGTAAGAGTTTTACCATAAGATTTTATCCTTAACTCATTCATTAACTCAGGATTCTGCTTTGCCCACTCTCTCCATAAAGGAAGATAACCTTCAGTATATGAAAAATCCTCTCTTTCTTCTTTTGTTTTTAATGATTCATTATAAAGCTTTGAATCTTTACTTGGAGCTTGTCCTTTTCTACTTTTCTTGATGACAGACTGATATACATCTTCAATGGTCTTGCCACTTACATCAATGCCATCTATAACAGTGCCTTTCTTGAAGGTAGCTACAAGAGCAGAAAATCTTTTATCTCCTCTTGTGGAGACTTCATAAGAATTTTCAGCAGTTCTTGCCCAATTTACACTCGTGTTTCTAAGTTCACCTCTAAACTTATTTAACTCAGAAGCAGAAGGATAGTCTTCCATAGTCTTATTATTATGCTTTTGCCATAAGGCTACAAGACCTTTTACAGATTCTTCTGTTTCACCCTGTAATTTTTTAGCCAAGTCTCTGATTTTATCAGTTATAATTAAACAATTTCCTAATTCCATATAGTTTTTATTATAAATTAGTGACAGCAAAGATAGGCATTTATTCTTAATAAACCAAGATATTAAGTATAAAAGTTGCCATTAGTTAATTTGATTACTAATTATGGTATAAAGAAATAAGGAGAGTATTGCTACTCTCCTTAGAAAATCTCTTAATATTGTCAAGAAGAGATAGTAAATAGCAGAGATTTACTCTACTACATACTTCACTCCATTATATATCAAGCAGCTTATGGTGTTGATGTTCACCAGTTTCTTTCTCTGTTCTTTCAATGTCCATATCCATACATTTGTACTTACCATCTCTTGATACAAACTGCATCTTGAAACCTCTTAGTACTCTGTCTTCTCCTTCAATATAGTCTTTGATGAGTAAGCCAAGCATTAGAGCCTGACACTCTGTTCACAATATAGTGAGAACTCTCACTAATAATGGAACCTTGCTTTAACTGATTTATTTGCTCAATCATATCAAATAAGCTTTTATATATTAGACATAAATGTTTCAGCCTCCTGTTTAGTAACACCAATAGTTTTGATGTCTTCCTACAATGCAGCAATTTGAGATTCATTCTTTGCAATCTCTGACTCCATCCTGTACCTGAATATTGGGGCTACCACATTCACTGCAAACATATCTATGGTTGAGACTATTAGGAATGTATAAAACAGTTCCCATTGAGTTTTTGTGTATATCTACATCAGGAAATGCCTTATGAAAGGCTTGTAGATTAAAAGGTCTCACAATGAGATGAATACCTTGTTTAGTAGGTATTTGGGCATAAATGTAGTCATATCCTACTTCTTTAAGTGCCTCTACTGAAATATTAGAACCTTTCTTTTTCCAAGCCTCTGCATATAACTCAAAGAGTTTATCTGCAATAGCATTCATCATAGATATATCATCTATATCAACTACCCATTTAGGATTTCTTGACTTCAATTCCCCTGCTGCACTATTGAGTATTCTCCTTGGGTCTCTTACAGTACCATTCAGATTATACTCTGCCAATTTAGCAAGTAACAAGTCTTGCAGATTCCTGAAATCCTTTCCAGCTACATTGATATAAGCTCTTGCACCATAATGTTCACAGAGGAATATCACCTCTTCTTTCACTCTATCAAGATGCTCTCTACTTCTAATAAAGTAAGTTTTGATTGCACTCTCCTTCACTTTCTTATTCTCACCTTTATGGTCTTTGGCTCTTTGAACAATCTGTAAATGAAAGAACATATCATTTGCCTCATTGAAGTAGAACATAGACTTGATTAGTTCAAAGTTATCTACCATACTACTTCAGTTTGAAAGCCAATTCTTCTACAGTAGATACTCCGAACTCTTTCATAAGCTCATTCTTCACAGAAGATTGAAGCATATTAATAGCTGTAGTAATGGAACCAATAGGGTTTCCTTTTACCAGCTTCTTGAAATTTTCAGATTGTTTACTCATATTATTTCCTCCTTTTATTCTGGTATAACTTCCATTTCATCAACATTCCACCCCTTCAAATCAAAGATAGCTTGCACTTTCTTCTTTGACTTAGGAGCTATGTAATCCCAAGCATTTTGAGGTAATGTAATCTGCTCTTCAACTGCCCCCTTTAGGTCACAATCAGAATAGTCCACATCCTCAAAGTAATCACCATCTTCATCCTTGCCAGAGTCAGTAATGGTGTAGTCAGACACTTTTATCTTGACAGTCTTACTAAGTGTCACAGATACAGTTACTTCAATCTCCCTTTCGGGGAGTTCTTCTTGATTCCAAGGTGCATTAGGGTCATGCTCTGCACCGGGGGGATAATATCCACTTTCAGTCATTTCTTTTTCTTTTTAATGTCTGTTACCAAGTTATTCTCTTTAATCAGTCTACGAGCAATTACACATTCAAGATTCTTAGGTATGCTGATATGCCTTCCCTTATCATTCACATAGATAACATGGTCTCCATTATGTCTGCTATAATAGAAACCATTAAATTCCACTATCTTTATGAACTCTCTTGATGTATATTGTCTCATACTACACTTTCAGAATGTCTTTATACTTCTCATAAGTCTTCCTTATGAACTCTACAGTGTAGGTTGGAGTGTGGTAAGAATTGTACTCTAATACAATCTGCTTTTACTAAATGTTCTCTGTCAGGAACCCAATATTTACCTAACATATTTCTGATGTCATCATTGTTGAATCTTACTCTATGTTCAGGGTCTTCAAGTACCCATTGTTTAGCCCATGTAGTTTTACCACTACCTTGAATACCTCGGCATAAAATTATCTTTGGCATTGTCTTTCCTCCATATATTCTTTATGTTCTTTACAGTACTCACTACCTTCCACAACAGGCTTCCCACAAAAGTGGCACCTCTTTTTAGCATTAAATCCTAATTCAATACTTGACTCTACTGAATCTTGGATTACTCCTCTAATAATACCAAAGGCAGTATTCAGTCTATCATTCTCAAGAGGTGTAAGTACTCCTTCCTCAAAGGGAAAGCCTGCCATCTCAGTTGCTTCTCTGTCATATTATTTACTCTTGCTGACCACAGAGTTCAAAACTAACAAAGCATCTCTAAGGGTTTTCTTTTGAGCAGGAGTACAGTTACTTAATTCACCATACTCCTGTTCAAAAAGATATGACCTTAGATGGTTAGATAGTTTCAGAGTCTCTTTAGCCTTTGTTTTAACACTAACTTTAATCCCACTCATCTTTCTACCCTCCTATGATGGACTTAGAAAGACTCAATGTACTCTGCATCAGGAAATGTAGCATAGACATCATCCCAAGCTGCATCTCTCTCATGCTCTACATCCTCATCATACCTATTATTATAGGTTTCTCTATGTCCATCTTTGAAATGAATTACAAATGTCATACTTCACCACCTAATTGCTTTATCCTGTCATTGATATACCATATAGCCTTCTTCAAATCCTCAATTTCCTTCTGATTATCTGTAAGGCTTGCATCCTGCTTATGTCCTGCCCTAAGTATATACTTAATAGCATTGCCTAAGCAAAAATCCATGTGTCTTATTATATCAATCACTTCAATCCCACATTTATCTTTAAGCCATGTATAATGTGGAGGATGATTAACATTGTCCACTTTCTTTTGTTCCATTTTCCCAGTCTAAAAGTTTCACAAACTTGTCAAAGAAGTCTTTGTACTCCCTGACATACAACTCACCATTCTCCATCCCTCGATAAATCAAAGCATTAAACCATTCTCCAGATACAGGATTCTTCATCCTGCACCTGTAGAGTGGCATATACTTATGACCTGTCTTAGGATAAACATAGGTTCTCTTTTCAAGTTCTTTCCATTGCAGCTTTATTGCATACCATGCACCTAACATTAGTAATACCAATATTACTACAAAGACAATTATTTTCCAAGTCTCCATATTAATGAACCCAACAAGGGGCAATTTCTGGTACAGCTTTGATAGTTACTTTCTTACAGAAGATTGCTGCTGCATATTCCATACACTCACTTAACTTCTTAGCTTCCTGCTCTGCAATTTCCTCAGGTGGTTCTATCAGATACTCATCATGTACATCATTAGGAATGAGGACTTTGAATATAAGACCATCATTAACCAAATGATTAAAGTATCTAATACCTGCTATCTTAGTCATTGCAGCAGCAGTACCTTGAGAAGGATAGTTACATGACTGATTATCAGAAGCACTCTTTCTCTTCCATAAGTGTTTCATCACTGACACATATACAGTCTCCCTGTTAATATCAATGAATCTTTCTTCTACCTTACCTGCCTTTTTAACCTTATATGAATACCTAACAGCTATTTCTTCAATAGGAACACCTTGGGCAAACTTCTTTGCAATTTCTTGCATGACAGATGGTGGAATCTCAGATATTACTCTGCCACTGTCTCTTGCAGCTTTGTATATATCCCAGAAATCTTCCATACCATTCTTTCTCCTTTCAATACCTTTCAGTATAGGATAGTCATAGATATATGCCCTTAGCCCAGTTATCTTTGAGATTAGGATATAGCCTCTATTCCACATATCTCTCTTTTGTACCCTGAAATAGCTTGCTATACCATTAAATCTCTTGAAATAGTTGTTATAAATCTCAGTTGCAAAGTCCACAGGAATATTACAATTAGTTGCCATTGTAGGAGCTTGACCATTATAATTGAAACAGAACCTTGCCTTCTTAGCCAAATCTCTAAGGTCTTTTCTTACCTTCTTGACATCCTTCTCTGCAACTCCATCAAGTTCCTTTGGAAAACACATCTTAGCTACAAAGGAATGTCCATCTCTTTGGTTAGGGTCATTATAGAATGTAATCCACTCCTTATCATTAGATAATTCAGTGAACACATGACCCTCTTGGTCTCCATAATCACAATCTATCAGTAAATGACCTTTCTCTGGCACAAATGCTGCCCTTGTTTCTTCTGTGGCTGGAAGCTGTTGAACATTGACACTCTTATCATTTGCCTGTGTAGAAGTGTCCTTGCTTTCATCTTCCTCCTCTGCAATATCATCATCTTTAGTCTTACCTCCTTTACCTTTTCCTCCTGAGCCACAACTCAATCTACCAGTATCCATCATTTGATTGAATGTTGGGTGGATTCTTTGTGTAACAGGGTTAATGGCATCAAGGAAGTTTTGACCAAAAGATGTTACTACCTTGAAAGCTGCTGAATATTCCAAGTATAAAGGAACAATACTACTCTTACTTGCCTGCAATTCTATAAACTTAGACTCCACAGACTTTTTCATCTTGCCTGTTTTCTTGTCTTTAACCAATAGGTCAAATCCAAGTTCTTCAAACAATCTGATTACCTGCTTGGAACTATTCCAATTAATAATACATTGAGGTCCAGTATCAAACTCAGAGAATAATGAAGGTTGTGGTATTACCACATACACATTATCTGCAAGTTTGGCTGGCTTACCTTTCTTGTGAGTATCATAGTTTCTTGCAATGAGGGAAGGGTCATCCTTTTTCATTACATAATCTACTACCCAATCATTAAGTTTCTGCTCAGCAATCCTTAACCTCTCTGCATCTTTAGCCATCTTAGCCTTCCACTTAACAGGGTCAAGTTTAATGCCACAATATTCAATATATGCAAGGACTCTTACAAACTCATTCTCAATATCAAGTGCCACTTTCTGACCCCTTGCATTGATAGTAACAAGCTGCAAGTTCATAATATCCTCAAGATACACAACATCATTTGCTGCATAAACTATAACCTCTTCTGTCATACCTGCATGTATCTGTCCTCTGACAGTCTTGTCAAGATAGATATGTAAATACCTATCACAACAAGCCTGCAAGGACAAAGATACAATGCCAGGTGGGAATCCAAGAAATAGAATCTTCTCAGCTAAATAAGTATCATAGACATTTCTGACTACAATATGTTCCTTATACAGCCATCTTAAATCAAACTTTGCATTATGAATGATGAATAGTCTGTCACTTTCAAGATAATCTTTATACTGCTTGACATCAATAGTCATGCAGTCTATCACAACTTGATTTTCCTTGTTACCAAGCTGAAGAGTAAGCAATTTACCTTGCCATATCTCCGTACCTGTAGTTTCAGTATCTAAACCTACTACTCGAAGAGGCTCTAATATTTTAAGAGACTCTTCTACAGAAATACATTTATACTTAGCATCAGGAAACTCAAATAGTTCTCTCTGACCAGTAACAAAATATATCATTATTCAAATGTTATAGTCCATCCATAACCCTTAACAAAGTCTATAGATTTGACAACTGCCTTGGCTTCTTCAAGCTCACATCCTACCACAATCATTGGACCTCCTGATGGGTCAATAAACTTATTTCCTCCTTGAACTTCACCTACTCTCAATGTAGGCATATCAGTTTTGAGTACATAAGTTTTTGATTCAGTACCATCAAGTTTAGGCATTTTCTTGAGATAGTTTTTAGCTCTATATCTGGACCTAAGTTTTATAATATCTTCCATTATTTCTTATATCTCCAAGTATAACCTTTATAATTACACTCTCCTCCATACCTTTTAAGATATGCTGCTATAGTATTATGATTAAAGGTATTAATATTGTATGCACAGTTCCACTCCCTAACTACTTTACCATTTTGATTGATTTGCAGAACAGGTCTGAGGTTTTTCTTTCTGCCCAATTCCAACTTCATCAAATCTTCTTTGGATAGCTTCCTTTTGCCTTTCAAAGAAAGGACTCTTTTTCTGATAGTTTCATTAGATTGTTTATGTCCAAGATGAGATTTCCTCATCTTTTCTTTAGACTCTTCCTCCTTGACAAGTATTATATAAAGTCTTACCTTCTCTCCTGTACTTGTTTATGTAATAGATTTCTAAAGCATTTAATACTACTTTTACTCTATCTTTATTAAGGGAACTAAAGTGAAATAATACTGAGTACTTAAAGTTCTCAAAACCATGTTTTCTAATGGCTTTATGAAAGTAAGCATTGTCCCCAGTGTTAGACAACTGTATATGCTGTCTCTTTCTTTTAGACTCATGGATAGTTTGTCCTATGTAATATTTGTTAGATGGGCTGTGATAACAATAAATAATTCCTTCTATCATTTCCTTTATTTCTTACTATATGCTATTAATGAGGCAAAGTCAAAGACATATTTATATTTTTGGAAGAACAGACTGCCAAGGATACCATGAATCTGCACACCAGACTCTTCCTTAACAATAGCAAAGGCATCATCCAAGTTGTGAATACAGAAATCACCTACAAATTCTTGTCCCTTATAAGTGATTGTCATTTCACAGAACTCAGTATTTACCTTATTACCTTCAATTCCTGTCACATCCATGTCTTTTGCCTCTATCTTCTTATGGTCAAGAAGAGGAAGAATAGAGCTGTTGATTTGAGAGATATTACTTCCAGTGTCCAACAAGAAGTTAAGTTTCTTATCTCCATTAAGGAATGTTACTACAGGCAACTCTACCAAATCCATAGCCTCTTTGAAAGACATATTTACCCTTTTGCTCTGCTTGCAATAATCTTCTACACCATTAATGATGATAGATAAGATGATTACTGCAAGCATAATACCAATTATTTCTAATACCATGCTTCATGCTTTTTTTTTAGTTACTACTTGATGCCAGAAGTACCAAATCCTCCTCTGTTATTATCACCCAAGTCATCTACTTCCACAAGCTCAATACCTGAACTTAGCAGCCATTTAATCTTCTGCCACATAGTAGCTTTCTGACTAAGCTGTATCCTAAATTGACAGATTCTATCACCTGCTTCAATAGTGGTCTCTCTCATAGGAGAACATACATAGTGCCACTGGTCATCATTGCCATTATATGTGTTATCCACTACACCTTGACCACTTGGGATGAATAATCCTAACTTCTTAGGACCACTACTCCTTGAATCAATAATAGCTTCAAATCCTTTGGGCAATTTCATTGCCACTCCAAGAGGGATGTAATAGGTAGGAATTTTTACATCCCTATGACCTACCCTCTCTCCCTCAATAGTCTTCCTCTTGAGGACATCAGCCTGTGGTGCAGGAATAGTGATGTCTATAGCAGACCTTAAATCTACCCAATCACCATTCTCATTGATTACAGGCATACATCCCTTAGTCAATACTTTTACTTTAATTTTCAATTTCATGTTTCCAAAATTTATTTGTTATGTCTACCAGCTCCTTGCCACTTACCTTGTAGAATCTCTGATTAGTAGTCCTACTGTTAAGTGGTCCAAACTCTTCCTTATAAGGTCCTAACTTAATAAAGTCAAACCACTGTAACTGTCTTGCTACTATACCAGCAAGTTCCTGTCTGCCACTATACCAAGCAACTTTAAGGTTAGTATGTGTTTTCACCCAGCTTGCCAAAGCTACTAAGTGTATAGCATCATTATCTCCACCCATAAAGGACACACAGGACACTCCTTTGTTACCCTCAATAAGCTCACTAAGGGATACTTTATTTAGGGGTTTTCCAATATCCTGTGCCAAGTAAGAGCTATGGCAGCCCTTACATTGACATGGACAATTAGATATATTGATAGCAAGAGTTACCTCATCAGGAACTTCAGCAAAGACAACTTTTGCATCCACATACTTTAGCATATCTCACTTCTTCCATCACTATAGGTTCTATGACTTGCCTCAATTTGCCTGTCCTTACCAAATGACTTGATAGGTCTAAGATAGCCAATTACCCTTGTATATTGGGTAATATGGTTACTATGACACTTTGGACACTCAGTGATAGGATGCTTAGTAATGTAGCCACAATCATCACACTTACTATTAGGAATATTAAATGTGAAGTAGTTGGTTCCATTAACTATGGCAAAGTCTATCAACTTGAGATACTGCTCCTTACTCAGGTGGTCTTCAAGATTAATATGGGCTGCACTACCTCCATCAGTATATTGATAAGTCTGCCTTCCATGAAGTATAAACTTGTCAAGTACTGAAGTATCATCATGTGCATCATAGAAGTATGAGTTATATAGATTCTCATCTTCAGGAACCCAATACCCATCTTCCTTATCCCAATTATAATTCTTTCCTCCTAATCCTTCAGCAGGAACTACCTCAGAATTGAATAAGAATGGTCTATTAGCATCATGGATAGAATGTATCTTATTCTGCTCTTTAATAGTACCAAGAACCAATTGCAGGAACTCAATATATTCCTTATTGTTACCAACAGTCATACCTAAGAACCTTGCAGCCTCATTCAAGCCATTAATACCAATAGTGCTGTACAACTTACTGATATGGATATATCCACCATTTGAAGCAGCAAACATTTCTCTGTCTTCCATCTCATAGAGCATGGTTTTGAAGGCTATATGGTACTTGTAAACTCTCTCAAGTATCCTCACAAGATAATCCTTCAGTCCCTTAGTGGTCCACTCCTCATTATTAATGATATTTGTGCCACATTTAGGATAAAATTCCTTATTATACCAATCCTGTACAATCCTATTGATATTAAGAGTAATTACATTGCATGAACCTGTCATTACACCAGTAAGACCTGATGTAGGATTGAAAGTATTCTCTGCAAGTTCATTCCTCAATCTACAACATGATGCAAGACTATCAGCACTGTCAGATATATAGGTGAAGAAACTATGACCCTCCGCATACATTTCAGCAGTAAAGTCTTTATAGTCCTTATCTATAATATCATTGGTCTTTGGGTCATACACCATAGCCATTGTCTCCACGGGGAAAGTTAATATCTGCTTGGTTCTAAGCTTATTGAAGAACTTCATAAACAGTCTTTGCAGACAGTCTATTGCCTCCCATTGAGGCTTGGTTCCATCTGGATAATAGAACTCTCCAAACAATGAATCAAAATAGGTGTGGTCATAATAAGACACATTGGTAAATGGACTCTGATATGACCTATTACCAGCAGGCTGGTTCACACCATAAATGAATTGTTTGAATGCTTTATATATGGCATCTCTTATGGTTCTTTGCTTACTACAATGGTCTGTAGTGGTTACTACATCCAGCTTTTCATACCAGTTAGGACCAAACTCCTGTACAATGTAATAGTTAAGGGCAATAAAGTATTCACCTACTGCCACTGCACCCTTACACTGAGAAGATAGCAAGAAGATAAGATTGGTTACTTGACCACTGAATGACTGCAAATCATTAGGAGGTGTTGGAGTAATACCATCAATATTACCTACTCCTTCCATCATAAGAGGATACAGACTCACAGCCATACAATACTGCTTCAAGACAGGAGTAGTGGCTTCATCATGTGTATAGATGATGTGAGAGTTCAAATCCTCTTCATACTTCTTGGCTACTTCAGGGTACATTTCATTCAGCTTGTCTTTCATTCTTTGCCTCTGAATAACCCTATTAGTAGTCTTATACACTTCACCCTCAAGATTAGCAACATTCTTCATAGTTACATTTGCATTGGCATCTGTCTCTGATGAAGTAGCTGCATTCTCATTGGATTGGCTATACTCATTCATATAATCAATCCTCTCTCTGATGAATCTTGCCTGTTTATGTTGTTCTCTATAAATGATATATTTCTTTGCTACATCAAAGTGCTTATCATTCATAAGAACATCCTCAACCTTATTCTGTATCTCTTCAATACCTATAGTGTCTCCTTCCAAAGTGCCAAATAGAGCACCCAGCATATCATACAAATATTGAGGCATTTTCTTGTTGCAAGACTTAAAGGCTTTCTCTACAGCACTTATAATCTTATCAACATTAAACTCCTCTATACTGCCATCTCTTTTTACTACCTGCATATTACAATGTATTTAACCATTCTCTTAAATCATTAGGACCAGTTTCATTAATGCCTATAGGAACTCTTGGTCTGGAAGTGAGATAAGAAGAAAGCTCTTCTCCTATCACAAAAGGACTTCTCATCTCTATTTGGTCATTCTTTCCAAACTTCAATGTACCTACTGCCTGTGTAAATGGACAAGTCCACACCAATGGGACAAGGATTCTCCTATTGACTACAATAAAATCATAGTCAAGCAGCTTGAAGTTTTTGAAGTACTCATCCTTATCCATATTCTGCCTTATAATAGCCCAATATAGTCTGGCTTGAATATCATATCTCCAATCTACAAAGGATTTATAGAAATCCCACTCTGTATGGGAACTTGTTTTCAAATCTACTGGCTTTACCCACTTCTCCTTATGATTGACTATGATTAAGTCAGCCATGTTTCTATACTTTACACCATTGAACTCTCCTTTGAACTTCAACTGATAGAATCTTTCAATGTCTGGCTCAAATGGATTATCCTCTGCAAAGTAGAATTGAGTGGATTTGCTCTCTTTCAATGCTCTTACTGCATTGCACACATCTTGATAGGTCTGAGTATCAAGTATAGTCTTACTGCCTGCTATAAATAACAGGTTATAGTAGTCAGCTCCTTTCTCCTTGATAACTTTAGCTCTTGTCTCAGGCTTCCAGTTCATCTGATAACTCTGATATTCAGTCTCCTTAATGATTGCATCATCAGGAATTGTGATAAGACTCCTATAAGAATCTCCATACTGACTGAACAAAGATTTTACCATCTTTGTAATAGAGTCTGGAGTAGAAGGAAACTCAGCAACCATAAACCTCTCATCAAACTCTTCTTGACCACCTGTGATAATACTGTCTACAGCACTACCAAAGGTAAGAGAAGGTGTTTCTAACCTGTCAAATAATTTATCCAAGTTATTGAATCCCTCCCTCTCATATCTTGCAAGAGTTGAATAGCTTAATGCTGGGTCTGCCCTATATGTTTCTTCAGACACATCCCAAGATATACTTCTTAAAGATTTCCTCTCCATTAATAATAATCTTGATTGTATTCCTCACTACTGAAATCTTCATACTCATCCTCCTGCTCTGGCAACTCAAGAGCCTCACAGTAAGTATCTATTTCTGACTTCAATTTCCTCATTTCTCCAAGGTCTGCTTTCAGATACTCCTCTTTAGGATTTTCCTTACTGAGACCTTTCTTTACTCTGACAAGAGATGAATCAACTAAGAGTTGGAGAGACTCAAAGTCCCTACTATTCAAGAACTTATGTGCAAGCTTTGCATCTCCCTCAGGCAATGAGGGAATCAAAGCCTTTATTCTGTCTATTGGTTCTCTATTGTCCATAACTCTTGATAATTTCTATTGCCTGTAAGAGTTGTTTCTTGGTATATACCTCAAAATAGATAGACTTTTCACCTTTTTCAGTGTATAGGTTATCAAGATATTTTATAAACATCTTTTTCTTGATATAGAATACATCATTCTCTATTCCTTTGGCTTCAATATAAACATTGAGGTCATTATATTTGAAATAAAAGTCTGGTGTATATCTGATACCAACAATTTTACCTGTTTTCTGAATTAGTATCTTTGAGGGACAAGTATTTGTCCCGTCTGATAATCTTTTGATTTTCTGCTTGTCAGTCTCCTTATCATAGTATGGGGTAATAGGTTCAAAACCTTCCCATAAAGTAAAGGTAGTTGGCTCATATTGAGGTTCAAACCCTTGTTGAAGAAGAGTATTATATATACTCTTCTCCAACTGGGATTTGAATGTTATACCCTTAGAACTACTCTGTGTGGCATTCCTAATCTTCTTATTTGCCACTTTTGAACATTTCTTTAAGAATGTCTCTTGTAATTCTGCAAGCAATCTTAGCATCATTTACAGACCTGAATGCTGCAAAGTTCCTATAGTTCTTGATGTGGGCTTTGTTAGCCTTAGTGATTCTACCATCAAGCATAGAGATTACATAAATCTCAGGACTCTTCTCAATGTGGTCCTCATACTTCTTGTCCAACTCAATGGCTACTTCTCTAAGTACCATAGAGAATGCAGCAGCAGGAAGAATAGTATCTACACTATTGAGATAGTTATAGACCTTCTCAATCTTCCAACCAAGTTTCTCTGCAATCTTCTGAATGTAGTACTCCAGCCCCATAGGAACCTCAGATTCAACCACAGCAGACTTCGCAGGCTTGGTAGTAGTAGTAACAATGCCAGCCTCAAGGAGCTTAGGGAGAATATCCTTAGTTACTACAATGTGCTGAACTACAGTACCCTCACCAAAGAGAGGGTCTTTTACTTTAGATACCTTAGTCAAGGTGTCACCCAACTGTACTTCCTTACCATTTTTCAAATAAATCTTTTCCATTTTGTTTTTTTTTATTGTTTAGTATTAATACTCTTCGTACCATTTTATTGGTACACCATAAATCTCTTTTACCTTATTACTTATATCAACAAATAGCTGATGTGGCATCTTAGTACCACTCCTTGCAAAATATGCAGGATGTTCAATCTCTATAATATGATTGAACCTATCATTAATATAAGGTTTGAAGGTTTGGGCTTGTCTGCCAAACAATACATATACTATAGCTGTATTATATTCAGACAAGTTCTTTAGTAATTTAGCTATGAAAGGTCTCCATAACATCACATGGGAACCTATCCTATTCATTTCTACAGTGAGGGCAGAGTTTATCATCAGTATTCCCTGTTTAGCCCAACTCTCTAAAGTCTGGTCAAAGGTAATACAATAATGTGGAACTTCAAAATTAATTGCTGCTTCTTTAACAACATTTAATGAAGGAGACAAGTTATCCTCATCAACTTCCTTTCTATTCCCAAATAATACTCCAGTTGCCACTCCCTTTTGTGGATAAGGGTCTTGACCTAACATAACTACTTTCAGGTTCTTGAGGGGACAAAGCTCAAATGCCCTGAATACATCAGATTGAGCAGGACACAGGGGTTTCTTCCTGTATTCCTGCCCAACCTTAGCTATCACATTATTAAGCTCTGTCCTATCAATTACCTTCATCCAATCCCCAAAGTATTCATCTAATGTCATATCAGCATCATTATGTCATCAATATTGTTAATAAGGCATTCATTCAGTGCATCATTAGAGCAAGCAGATGGAGTAGGCTTGATAGGTTCTACAAAGAACTTATCAAAATTATCTACTATAACCTTTACTTTCCTGTCTTCTGGGTTGCTACTGAATCTGTAATTATTTCTTGGGAAATTTATATCCCTACTTGTATAATAGGGAATCAATTTCTTGATAATATCTTTATTAATCAACTTGTCAGACTGTAAGAATACTTTAGGACTAACATGGCATACAGGTCTATAATAGACCATAGTATTACCATTGTCCTCAGTATGTACACTTTTTGCAGTTAGTGTACATAATAGTAATGGAGTGTAGCTTTCATCAAAGATAATACCTTTACCACCATAATACACTTCCCCCTTGCTGGTAGTTATCTTCTGCAACCTCTTACCATATCCTACATTAGTAAATAGTTGCCTTATGATGCTATCAAAAGTCCTTCTTTCTTGGCTTGGTGTATTGTCATATAATGGTAGTATTATCTTCTTAATTCCCATAATTGCGGGATAATCTATATTATCTGAGACCAGCTTCTCAAAATGTTCTCTTGCAATCACAGGTATTTCCACCTCATCACTATTCACTTCAATGATAAGGCTCCTTCTAAATACATTGTTACTATCAAGAGACAGATTCATCTCAAGCTGGTCTGGATTGTCAGATTCACTGCTATTGAAAACACCCATTACATCATATGCAAATCTTGGGTTAAATTCCATTATACTTCAGTTTTAAGATACATTGTTTCTGCATTATATGTGGTAAGGAATGGCAGGTCTCTATCAATGAGAGGCTCACATTGATTAGCACAGAAGTTTACAAACAAATTAACCATATAAGATGCAATCATATTTGCACAGAAGGTAGTTTGTTTATAGGAGCAGATAGTTTCATCAGCTTCTGCATCAGAGAATAGGAACTCATTATTGTACCTATTAATGTTGTACTCATCATCTCCCTTGATACACAATACCTGAAACTCTTCTGCTGCTAATCTGCCATCAATAAATAAGCAATTCTTTCTCTCCTCCTCTGGTTTGGATTGAACATGATTTACCCATTTATTAAAGAAAAGTCTTCTTGCTGCCATGTTATCAAAGCCACAAATCATAATGTCTGATGCCTCAGATTCATCAGTGAATCTTTCACTTATTGCAAAGACACTGCTGTAGCCAGCATAGTTTCTAATCATCTCAGCCAGTGCAGATACTTTAGGTCTACCTAAATCAGATTGACCATATAACTGACCTGACATATTGACAGTTTCCACTATGTCATCATCATAGATAAACATGGAAGCTGGCTTCATTCTTGCCAATAAGAAGCCTACATAGCTACCAATACCACCCACACCTGCCAAAGTGACAGTCTTCTTCTGAATGTTCTCATACCAAATGGCAGAACTAAACCTACTTGTAGATTCATCCACAAGCAAAGTTGCAGAGTTTGTAGGTATCTCCTGATGTGCATCTTCTACAGCTTGGTCAAGGATAGCTTGTTCTTCCTCTGTCAAAGGTGAATCACTATCAAGATTCTGAAGAGCCTCTTCATACTCTTCTACTGAGTTGAACTCTTCAATAGCTTCTTCTAAAGCTCTCTCAGATTCTGCTACTCTGTTTTCTATTTCACTATTTGTCATAATACTAAATACTTTTGAAGTGCATCAATATACCCTTTGATATAATCATTTTCAGGAAGTTTTGTAAGCTCCTCTATCATATCATGGGCACAAATAGCACAAATTTCTGTTTCATCAAAGCCAAGCTCTTCTAATCTCTCATCTGTTATATACCATGTCAGATACTCTGTATAGGTCTCTGCCCATATCTTGAAATTATCCATGCCAACTTTGCCTTTACCAAACCTCTTTTCATACAGTGTAGGCATTGACTTAGCCCATTTAGTAATGTCAATCTTACTATCATTAGAAATGATAATACTACCTGTAATCAATTGAAGTACAAGAGATTTCAAAGTAACCTTATCAAATGATACATGACCATAAGGTATGTCATACCCCTCTTCAAATGGCAAGTCATCTGCATTATCAAAGAGAGTTGGCTGAACTACCTTAGGCTTATCAGCTTCCTTCTTGACAAGATTTGCTGGACCTGCCTTTGTACCATAGGAATTAGCAATAACAGGTTTATAGCCACCTTGATATACAGGTGTTTGAGCTTTCTCTGCCCTTTCTGCTTTAGCTTGCTTGATTTCCTCAAGTCTTGCTGCCATGTCTGGAAAGGAATAATTCTCACCTTCCTTCTCTATTTTAAGATAGAACCATTCAATTTCATCTGCACTACTTACATATTCCTTAGTATCATGCTTTTCACCATCACCAAAGAACTCATAAGACACAGATTCTTTGACCTGCTTTGATTTAACCCTCCTTGTAATCGCAGCAGTATAAGTACCTGCATTATTCACAATAAGGGATACAAAGTTATTCCTATCTATACCCTCTTCCCTTAGTGTTGCAGTATCTGTACCACTAAAGAAAGTACTCATATTGTTATGGGAATGTATAAGACCCATTTGGCAATCAAGTAGCTCAGGATTCTCACACATATGGGCTATCACATCAGGATTCATATCAAACTCTGTATAGGCTTGAGTACCAATATCCATAATGTAAATATCCACACATCTTATTACAAGGTCATTATTTTCAAATGAACCTTCATGTGTAAAGAATAGTGTACCTGACCATTCAGTACTCCACACCTTTTGGCAGGCAAATCTTATCTTTCTCTCCACTTCTGCTGGGATAATCAGCTTATAATTATAAGTACCTGACTTCTGTACCAAGCTGATTACTTTCGTGGGTTGCTTTACTTCTTCCATATCTATAATTTAACACTTTAAGTATTGTTGCTAATATGTATAGTGCAGTATGAGTATTAAGAATTATACTCTTATTCTCATTCCTTGCCCCAGCAATATCTATAATATCAATAGTAACCTCTCTTCCCTTGAATATGCAAACCTTCTTGCCTATATATTGGGCATAGGTATTTACATTGTTCCCACCTTTATCATAGTAAATCTTCCCATTATCTATGATACACTCTTTCAAGATACCTTTCCTCTTCAATTCTGCAAACTTGACAGTTAGCTCCTCTTTATTAAACTGGTCATTATACCACTTAATAAATTCATTGCTAATAAGTACAATAAACTCAATAAGTGACATACCAATAGAATAAGAGCCATTTACATAATTGAATTTAAGTTTCTTTGAATTGATAAAGCCTCTTACAAACTCCTTCAACTTATCAGAACTAAGAGCATCCCCATAGTAGCCTGATGATAGATATGTAACAAACCTGTCCACACCCATCTCCATGTTATCAGTACCTAACTTTTCCAAATATTTATAAGGTCTGCCAGCAATGGATTCTACAGTTACATACTTACTTAATTCAAGACAAAACATATTCCACATATCCTCATCATAATCTCTATTAAGGGCACTGATAGTACCATTAATAGGACCACTACCTGTACAAGGACTCTGGAAATTAGCAAAGTTACTTGTAGGAATAGTGCTGATATGGCTGTGCATGTACCCACTACTAATATGAAGCATAGTATATTCTGACCTATTAAGTGTAAATCCACCATTTAATGTGCCATTATACATTACCTTCACCTTAGCCCATAGATGGTTAATATCCGCAAACTTATTATGCTCATTAGTTACTCTTACATGAGGAAAATGTACAAGAATGAATATACCATTGAATTTGGCATTACCAATCCTCTCTTTCACTGTAGTACTGCTTGTAAGCACACTTACAACCTTTTCTACTTGGTTCTCAGGTATATCAGTAATAGCAAATGTCTTGAACATGCTCCAGTCATTACTGCTCATGCCTGCAATACTACCATCAGGGATATAAGTAGCCAAAGATTCTATCTTTAACCAAGACTTGAACTTATCCAAGCTCCAATACCCTTGCATATCAACCCTATCCTCTCCAAAGAAATCATTGAATATGCTTAATACTCGGAGTGGTCTGTCCATCAAGGAGTTATATAATTCTTCTATCTTCTCCTCAATTAATTTAATTGTTTCTCCACTCATATTACTGTAAAAAAAAAGTAGGTAAGGGGGCATTTCTAACCTCCTTACCTACTGTTACTTACCCTTGTTAATTGATACCCATTCCTACAAACATGTCATCAATCTCATCATCAGAGTAAGGAGAAGCTGACTTAGGTTTATACTCCTCAGAAGGTGCAGCATCTACTGCAACTGCACCCCCAAGGATGTCAAGTACTTCATCCTCTTCAATTGTGCCATTATTCTCAAGAATCTCTACCAGCTTACTGATAGCAGCTCTTGCTACAGTATCAACACATTCACCACCATTGCTTGCAGGTGCTACAGGAGCACTTGCTTCAGGAGTATTTACAGGTGCTTCTACCTTTTCCTCCTTCTTAGTCTCTGCCTTAGAAGCTTCTGCCTTGGGAGCAGCAGGTGCAGGCTTTGAAGCACCATTACTCTGTACCAATGCAATAAGGTCAGCAGTCTTACACATAGTAAAGTTTTTACCAAACTCCTTTACACAAGCATCCTGCAAACCCATAGATTTGATAGCATTATATGCCTCAGCTCTACTCATTGCAACAGCACCACTTCTGATTTTCTTGTTGGTGTTAGTAAGCATGAAAACCAACTCATTTGTGATAGTACCCTTATAAGGAACATCATGTGGCAGAACTGAAGTATCATTCTTCAATTCAACCTTTGATGTGCCCTCAAAGAAGGTCATACCATCATAGTCAATGCCATTGGCTCTCAGGTCACTCTTCAACTCAGCAAGGGTCGTGGCTGCTGACATGATAACACTCTTTTTCTGATTCTTAGTCTGTACGACTGTAATTTTTCTAACATCCATAGTCTTTTTTTTTTATGTTTCACAATGTTTTGAGCTTCCATTTATAGCCATACGCAGTAGCATCATCACTATTACAGCTTCTGAGAATATTCTTTATAGCTGACCCTCTATTAGGGCAATTTAGATGTCTCACTGCTTCTGACAAACTGGGGAACTCCCTTATTAATTCTTCCATGATTGAGTATTGGATTACTGGAGTACTTATTAGAGGATTATTATGTAACTTTTCTGATAATTTACTATTTCTGTTTCCATAATTCAGATTATACTTGTGACTACACCATTCAAGATTATTTACAGAATTATTACTTCTGTTTTCATCTTTATGGTTGATAATCCTATACCCATTAGGATTAGGTAGAAATGCTTGAGCCACTAATCTATGTATTAAAAGATAGTAGCTCCTTTTATTACCATCATATAAGTTAATACCTAAATAGCCATTACTCAACTTGTGAGGAATTAGAACCTTTTCTCTGCCAGTTTTATTGTAATTGAGGCTCTTTATTTCCCCAGTATTGCTCACCATGTAATTAGGAAATCCATCTATTTCTCTCCATTCCTTCATACCCATTCAGTTTTTTTCTTTCTTTTAATCTATACAAAAGGGCAAATCATTCCAATCATTATCCTCTTGTCTTGAAGAGTTGAATAAAGGCTTGATTATTCTAAGGAACTCATCTTTGCCCTTAGCCTTATACAAGTCTGAAATATCTTTCCCTTCATTAAAGGGTGGCAATACTACATTAGTAAAACCTGTTTCTTCAGCTAACTTCTGAGCATCTTTCAATCCTGGCTCATCATTATCCAAGCAAATGAAGACTTGTTTATATCTTCTTTTCAGCTCACTAATTGCAGTATCACTCATCCTATATCCCTCACCTTGAATGGCAAGAGATGGAATACCTGTATTAGCCCATAGACATAGAGCATCTTTCAATGAAGAGCAAATGCAAATCTGCTCCCCATACTCAGGTACTTTAGTCCATAGGCTCACTACAGAATTGTCATGCTTGTTACTCCACTTATAACCAGCTTTATTGAAAGGCTGATATATTTTTAGGGTAACTTTGCCTTCCTTGTGTTCTACATAAGCATAGGCATATTTATCAGCTCCAAATACATATCTATGACCATCTTTTATGACAATCTTATGAGATATGGGATAAACCTCTGCATACTTGAGCCATTCTAAAGTTATACCATAGGATGCCCAATATTCAATATCATAACTTCTCCAATCTCTGACTTTGCACTGCAAGTCTGTATCTTTGTTATAGCTATTTGTACTTCTTACAGCACAGGGAGTATATGAATGAACACTGGCACCACCACAGAACTTTGAAATGTCCTCATTAATCCTTGTTAGAACTTCCTTATAACCACAGTTCCACATATGACCAAGTAGGTCAAACAGACCTCCTCTATCCCTCGTGGATAAATCTGTGTAAAATATTCTTCTACCATCAGTAGAATAAAGACCAAAAGAAGGTCTCCTGTCCTGTCTAAGAGGACTATTTATAATACAAGGAACCTCTGTGACTCCTAAGTAATATGACAGAATGTCTGCTTCTGTCACTTTACTTAGAATATCATCAAGGCTCACAGAAGATTTACCTTTGCTGATTGCCATTGCTCTTTTTTTTTAGAAATTACTACTTACTTACCAAAATCCCAAGGTGTACCACCAGCAGTATCACCAGCAGGGAAAGGCATATCACCTGCTGCACCAGAGTTACTGAGGTCTGTAGATTCTACATCATACTCCTTCAAGTCACCCACAGTGAACTCAGTAGTAGGATATGTACCAGCAGCCTTTCTTTCCTGCAAGTCTGCATCCAACTTACTGTAGTCAGTGATATTGTTCTTCAAGAACATCTGATTATAAACAGCCTGATACTGCTTGTTATCATCAGTGGTTCTTACACCAAACAATACCTTAACCTTGTTATTAGGCTGCAATGCAATAACATCTCTCAGCTCCTTGAAATTACCCTTGAAGTACTCAGCAATGCTCTCAAGTCTTGCTTCACAATCCTCAGGTTTGTCTACCATAACCCAAGTATTATTGACATACTTCATTACATTAGGAATGTTGAGGTATGCCTTAATGAAGTTAGTAAGCTCTTCCTCACCATGATAAGCAGGTCTGTAGTCCTTATCAATGTTGGCAGGACCATTCTTATATACAGGAATCTCATGTGCCTTAGCCTGCTCTACAGTAACCCAAGCAGTTCTACCATACTTGTCAATTACCTGTACCTTAGTCTGGTCTCTGTTATACCTGTATTCCTTTCTGATGAAGAAAGCCACTTTGGTAGTAAATTCAATACCACCACACTTCTCAGCATCAGTCTTAACAATGAAGTCAAGTCTGACATTCTGTACCTTGTGCTTGTCCTCACCTACCTCAACTTCACCCAGATATTCAGGGTCATTCTCAAGCTGGGTATTATACAGCTTTTCAAGCTCTGCTTTGTTAGGATTTACAGCCAAAACAAATACAGGAGCTACTCCTGTATATCTCTTTACTGCATTGCCTTCTTTACTCTCTGTTCCTTTACTGAATGCCATAAAAGCATATCCAACTTTTTTCTTATTCATGTTATTCATTATTTTTATATTTCCACTTATAACCAAATGCTTGATGCACAGGATATACTTTACCAGAATGATAATCCTTGGCAAATCCTCTACAACAAGCAGAGATAGAAGTATTTGAGAATCCAAGTGTTTGCTCAATTTCTCTTGTGGAAGCCCATTCTTTGACAAAGTTTCCATCTAAGGTTTCTTGTATAACTGCTTTGGACAAAACATTCTTTCTGCTGCCATAATTACAATTATATCTGTTATTGCACATTTCAAGATTCTCCACTCTATTGTCTTTCTTATCCTCATTCTTATGATTTACTTGTAAGTCATCAGAATAATTACTAAGAAAGGCTTTGGCAACTAACCTATGTACCTTCTTAAACTTCAACCTCCCATTTATATACACTCCAACATATAAGTATCCATACCTATCAGTATGTTTCTTTAGTACCTTATTAGTCCTTGTGCTATAAACTTCCCCAAGATTTGATACCTTGTATCCATCAATTACTTCTATCCAACTTTCCATATCCCTAATTCTTCTGATTAATCTTCAAAAGGCAGTTTGTCACCAGCCTCTGTGCCATCATTGAAAGGATTGGTAGGGTCAAAAGGAGACTCTTCACCAGCCTTTACTTCTGTCTCAGGTACCTTCTCAGTGTCATCTACTGTCTCAGGAGCAACATTGTCAATAGCAGGCTCTTCTACATGAATCTCATATACATTAGCCTCCTCATTGAACACTACTACACCAGCCTTAGGTTCATACTTAGTAACCTTTACAGGCTTACCATCCTTATCAACCTTACCAGTATCTTCTACCTTCTTGACAACCAAGTCTTCACTTGTGAGACCACCTGTCAAAGCCTTGACACCCATCTCATGTCCCTCAATCTCCTCAGTCAGAGCATTGTACTCTGCATTGAGTTCATCAATCTTGGCAGCAATCTTATTCTTCTTCACTACCAAAGGATTAACATTCTGTGCAATTCTTTTTACACCTGCAAACTGTCTTACTGTTAATGTCTTATTCATAATGATTGAACTTTTTATTCTTGTATGATATACCCGTGTCTATGTACTTATATATGGTTCTTGCAGTTATATGAAGAGATTTTATACAGTCCCTAATTGTTGGATAAGTAGTTTCTATACCTGACAGTTCATCCAAAACTATTATAGGATGCCTGCCTTCACCATAATTAGTATTATAAGCTTGAGTACACCATTCAAGATTGTTTATACTATTGTTTAATTTATTTTCATCTATATGATTTACAAATGGAAGATTATTAGGATTAGGAATAAAATGCACAGCAAGGAGTCTATGCAAAGTAAAATGAGTAGATTTACCACCCTTACTAAGTCTAATCTCCATGTATCTACCATTGTTCCATATCTTCATTGGGTGCTCTTGAGAACCTTTAATTCTCACAACCTTACCTAAATTAGATATTTTGTATATTCCTTCGTATCCTTTTATATCTTTCCATTCCTCAACCATATTTTCTTTATTAAAAGATTTGTAATAACTTTCTTTCTTGCCCCATGTTATTTAATGGATTGGGAGCACTCCATAGCTTATATATTGTGAACTTTCTCTCATAGAAACTTAATGCAAAGTTAAAGCAATATGCCATTAATTGCCTATCTCTTAATACATGTGTTACAAACAGGGCAGTCTCATAATAAGGCTTGCCCTGTTCTATGCAGTATTGCATCAACACCATATTGACATCAGTTTCAGTAAGTCCACCAAAGGCAGCTAACCTTGATATTCTTACAGTCTCATTCCTATCCATAAATCTCCTTCAATTTGTCTACTACTATAGACAAATCATTAGGAATCTCATCAGGAAGGTCATCCAATGCACCAAGACTGTCTTTAGCAGGATATTCTCCATCAAACTCCTTGACAAAGTGCTTGATAGGTCTCTTGTTTTCTGCATCATATCCTACCTTGCCAAAGAGGATAATATCAAACTTACCCTCAGGAGTAATATAGTCATCAACCATCTTTCCAGTGGTCTTGAACTTATAGGAAATGGAATCACCATTCTTATCCTTATACTCCTCATAATGGGCACAGCAGATAATGTTCTTATCCTCAGGAAGCCCCTTGAAGGCATCAAAGATGAGACCCATCCCATAACCAATCTGCTTAGGAGTATCCCATCCACCCTTCATGGCATTAGCCATATAGAAATCCTGTGCAAGATAATTGAAGTCATCAATTACAATGTTCTTGAAAGGAGACTTCTTCAACATGTTGATAATCTCTGTTACTGCTGCAAATCTGTCAAGACCTGTGAGACCATCTACTTGCACTCTGTTGCCTGTGCCAAGGGCATTTGCATTTACAAGTTTCTGTGTAGGCTTACCTACATTCTCTACTCCAATGCTACCTTCAATCAGCTTAAAGTTAGGGTTAGGAACACCCCTACCAATACACTGGATAACATAAGTTTCCTTTGGGTCAAGCCCCTTAATACCTAACTTCTCCCTACCACAATAGGAAGTGGTTTTTCCAAAGCCTGACTTAGCCAAAACTAAAATCTTTGCCATTGTTTTTGTTTTATAGTGTTACTTTTACTTGAAAAGGGTTGCAAACTTATGAAATATTTTCCACCTGTGCAACTTTCTATTCATTTTATTTATTCCATAACTAAAGAAAGTCTTAGCAGTTTTGCTCTTCCTTGATTCCATATAGTTATATACTCTCTGTAATGCTTCTCTATCATCAGGTCTTGGGAGTTCATAAAATGTACTCACCGCACCATCAAAGAATAAAGGACAGATTTGACCATTTGCTCCATAGTCTCTATCTTCAATCACCTCCATGAACCTTATATGGTTCCTGAACTTGGTTATATCATATCCTTCATACTCTCTTAGTCCATACTTGAATGGACTATAGAGACCTATAACCATATTGGCATCTCTGGTAGTAGTCTTACAATCTGCAAGACCATCAGAAGATGGTTTAAGCTTATTCAGCTTCTGATTCTCAATACCTTCTTGAGCCTGTGCTTGATGCTGAATCAGTACAAAGATGAACTTCAATTGATTTCTGAGAGTAATACCATACTTGCTCATCTTATCAATAGTTTCCATCTTCTTCAATCCACTTTCAAGAGATAGATTTGAGGCATTATCTATGATGATTATCCTCCTCTCCTCTGGGTCATCTGGGGTATAAGGATTGTCATTGTCTACCACATCTGCATCTATGATTTCATCTGTGATAGGGCCTTTCCTCTTGCCTTTCTTGAAGTTAAGATGTCCATGAGTTAAGGCATAATCCCTACAATACTTATTGATTCCTGTGGGATTCCTTTGGTCATCAATATACTCAACCATATCCTCAAATGCCTTGATATATCTCTGATACTTATCAGATTCAAGTAATTCAAGAATCTTCTCATCAATAGGATGGTCTCTATCTGTACTTTTCAGTTCAGTGGGAGATACCTCTATTCCATCCAATCTAAACAATAGATGACACAAGAACTCATTATACTTTTCCTCTGGACTCATCTCCAAAGTAAAGTAAAGAACCTTAACTCTCATCTCAGGATGCTCCAATATAAAGAACAATGGTTCATATACAAATAGGTAATCACAGAACTTTGATTTACCTACCTTTTGGTTAGCAGTCACCACTATGAACTTAGCAGTTTCAATGCCTGGAACCCATGCCCTAAACCTTGGAAAAGGGAAAGGAATACAATTATAAAGTCCATTAAGAACTCTCTCCCTCCTTAACCTCAGATTTCCCATTACTTGCTTAAATCTACTCATAATCAGTTAATTGTAGAAGTCCAATCATTTCTTAAATTCTCTTCTTGACCAGCATTCTCAATGTAACTAATCAATTCTGAGTCTCCCTCAACCTCACCAGCAGCACCAACTTTCTCTTTGAATATGAAATACTTTAATAACCTCATATATGTATAGTTTCCATTGAAACCTTCCACATACTTACTGGTTGCCTGTATGATTTGCTCATCAGTATAAGTATTTCCATATTTCTTGAAAAATAACTTTAATCTTCGTACAATCAAAGCTACTCCATCAGCCCAATAATAGTTGGTACCATCTTTCTTGCCTTTGGGGAATATCTCCTTGAGCCTTGTAGCTAACTGAATTAACCTGTCATTAGGTTCCTGCTTCTTATCAGAATCTACAATCACAGAATCTATTACCTCAGTGCCTTTATTAGTAAGTCTCCATCCAACCTGCTGGAACAAATCATCCCTATCAGCAGTTATGTAACCCTTCTTAATCAGCTCTTTCTGAGCCATATCAAGGTCAGCATTATTATGGATGGCAAGCATTAAGAGAGCCTCAGCAAGACTAATGTTGTTCTTCTGACATCCTTCCTTACTTAAACAAATTGTCATAGCTTAATGTCATTAATACTATCAACACTTATGATAGAATCCTCAGAATACTCCTCTATCATCTTCTGCACAAGTTCTTCTTCCCTTGTATCCTTGAAATAAGGTATGATGATAATAGGGGATTTATGTCTAAGTATTCTACCAACTCTTTGCTTTACTACAATCTCCGAACTATTCAAGTTGCAGAATATACCTATCCTACAATTAGTCAAGTTCACACCTTCATTGAGTATATTACAGGCAGTAATATGCTTAATCTTGTTAAGATTAAACATTTCAAGGTTCTTCACTGAAGCCTTATTCTTCGAGGTGATATTGTATTTACCTAACCTCTCTGACTGCTCAATACTACTACAGAAAGTCAAAATCTTGTAATTCCTGAACTTGTCAAGAAGAGATAATACAAGGGCTTCCTTCTGTTCAGCACACCACTTCAGCCTTTTGCCTGCTGTTGAAAGCCATAAGTTCTTTATCCTCTCATTTCTTGAGTTAAAGTACTTATTCTTGTACCACTCTATAAGTGAAGAGATACTATCATAGCAACCTTTCTGAGTGGTGATTATATCACGACCAAACTTCTTAACCTTATAGGTACAATTAGTAGTGTCCAAAGTCAAAGGCAGTAGATATACTGTAGGCTCAGGTAATACTTCATCTTCTACAGCCTCCTTGAGACCACACTTAATGACCTCAGCCTTGTGGTTGTAAATGAAATAATCCCTCATGTCTCTCTTAATAGTGGCAGACAATCCAATGAAAGACTCATTGATATGGATAGTCTCCAATACATCAATTCTTGCTTCTGACAAATGCTGCATCTCATCTGCCACTACTACATCAAAGTATGAGTTCTCATAGTTCTTTAGTGACTCATAGCATTCAATGGTAATATAGTCAGACTTGATACCTCCCCATTTCTCAATCTCATCCTTCCAAGTCTGCTTATGCACAGTCTTTGCCACAAGGATAAGTATAGTAGTAGGGCTTTCATCATTCCTGAATACCCTATCACATATATGATTAATGAGGTCTATTGCTACCTTGGTCTTACCATACCCAGTGATAAGCTCTAAAATCATGTACTTGCTCTTATCAACTACTTCAAGAGCTTTCTTTTGTATCTCTTCTCTTTTCATAATAACTGTCTTGTTAAATAAAACCTTTTCTTATACAGATGATTTCTGCTTTTAATTAAACACCAACTGATAGATTGTATGGAGCCTCCAACATAGGATGCTGCTTCTTCCAAAGTATTTACTTTACATAACAAAACTTTATTAAGGTCATAGATATAAACTCCTTTTTGTCTTTTAGCACAAGACTTACTGTTGGCTTCACCTATTTTCCTCTTTGTTTCATCTGATAAAGTAACTCCTTTTCTTGGATTAACATAGCCATTTCTATAGTTTTCCTTGAGAGAGTTTCTTATCCTCTCCTTAGTACTTTCCAATGTAAGCTCAGTATTATACTCAGGATGTAGGCTATCCACATAGAATTGTTCCCTTTCAGCCAATTTATCTTCATCACATCTTTCAAGTACAAAGAAATGAAATTTATCTTCACCATACTTGTTCCAAGCATTTTGAAGATGAGGACTATGATGACAATTATGCCTCAGGGTACTTCTATGTTTCTGCCATCTACTATAGATGTTCTTGCTACTTCCCACATACTTCTTACCATTTTGTGTGTTCAAAATACAGTAAACACCCGAAAACTTAAATTCTTGACTAATAACCATATCTTTTTTTTTGCAAAGATACAGTTAGTTTAAGTGAATTACTTATACTATCCAGTTATTATTTCAAGTTCTTCTTGTCATTTCTACTTACAATTCCTTTTAGTTTGTTAATGTAGTTAGGGTCTTCTGCATACCCTATGTCTGATAAAAACTTATAGTAATCATTCGGAGGTTTGTATCTATATTGCACATAGTCAAGATATGCAACCACACTCTCAGTCCAATGGTCAAATGTATAATACCTGTGCTTCTTGCTGTTATACAATCCAAATAGGTTATTACCATTCAGACATAAGTCTGACTTAAAATGACCAGTTTCAAGTACAGCTTGTGCATAGACTATCTGAGGATGTTTGACCTTATAATATTCCAATGCTTCTATCAAGCCTTCTTGAGGTGATTTACTAAAGAAGTCTGGTTGCTCCTCATTAATTATGTGTACCACCTTTATTTCAGGTGGTTCATCTCCCTTCAAGTAGGGTAGTACCTGTACTACCCCAAGTACTCCTACTGCAAAGGAGATGAGTATGTTGAATACTTTTTGTTTCATACCCTCTTACATAATAATAGATTCTTAACCTTTAATAGTCCTTTTGTGACAATATTACCCCCTCTTAATGAGAATACATGGGTATAGCCATCACATTTATTGGGGTTCCATCCTGCATGAATTGCATAATATATGATGAATGCAGCAAATAAGATGATGTTAGCTATGGGCAGTAAACCCAGTACAACTATGATAAGTGCCATCCATAATGGAACTATAACATCATATTCTTCCTGTAACTTAGCAGGACCACAATACCTATAATACATCTCAACATTGAGTATCTTTCAAAATACTCAATGTCAAGATGATTATCAATATAGCAATAATCCACATCATTTGCTAATATCCTTAAAGATTGTAGGAACTTGACCATATACAGGTAACTATATAGTAATCTTGTTGTCTAACTCAGAGGATAAAGGAAATATATTTTTTCTCTCCCTTCTTACTACCTCTTGAGCCTCCTCTAAGGTATTATATCTACCAAAGGAATGACCCCCAATTCTTACCCTATATTTACCATCCTCTATGGTGATGTTCCTACATTTAGTAGTACTATTCAGAGTAATAGAAACATTTTGAGCATTCTGCTCTTTGCTAACCTCTCTAAGATTATTTCTAACATTATTTAAGGTATTATGGTCAATATGGTCTACAACATTTTCAGGATTAGATTTCTCAAATATAAGATTATGAAGCCATATTTGCTTCCTAACCTTATTAATTTGAATTTTAGTCTTAACTCCATCAATATGCCCACTTGTATTCCTATTGATATGCCAAGTTCCTCTTATTAAAGCTGCCTTAGGTAAATCAACTTTGTCTATATAACATAATAGTCGAGTTCCTTTATAGATAATCTCTAAAGCTACTACATTGTCATCTATTTCTACCACTCTGTTTTTCATACTATTTTCTTATTTTACTTAAATCCAAAAATGTAGAAGTATTCCCACCAGTGATTACTGTTGGTACAGTCCCATCCCATTTCTCAATCCACATCTTCTCAAGAATTGCAGGAGTAAGAGCCTGTTGTCTCAACTCATTGGCTTTCTTCTCTGCCTCAGCAGCTACAATGAGTTTCTTAGCCTGAGCTTCTGCCACTTTGACCTCATTCTCTACTTGCATAGCCTGTTGAATAGCCTTATTCTTGGCATTTACAGACTCTACAATAGTCTGAGGATATTTGAGACCAGAGGTTAGCTGCTCCAACTGAAAGTTCTCTTTATCAAGTGCCTGAGTCAAATACCTTTCAATAGCACTCTCAATACTATCCCTCTTACTTACAATGTCATCAGTAGTAAACTTATTGAGCTGGATTCTAAAGGCATCCTTTACATAGTTATACAGAGTACCTCTGATTACCTCATTCAACTCCTTTCTGTACTTCTTAAAGACAGCAGGTGATTTACCATCAATAATCTTCAATGATACAGTAGGGTCTACAGTGAACTCTGAACCATCCTTTGCATTGATTGTAAATGGCTCATAGTCAATGGTCTGTACATAAGTAGGATACTCATATACTGTGGTGGTCCAAGGATTGTACCATACAATACCAGTTACCAAAGAAGCATCATCCACTCCCTTATCACTGCCATACAGATTCACCTTGATGCCTTCACAACCTGCATCTACCTTCTCCATACATGATGTCATTGAGAACACCATAAACAAGGACAGAAGTCCCAAAATCAATTTACTTTTCATGTTTTCTTTCTAATTTAATTGCTGTTAAACACTTTGTTCTGACTGATAGATATAATGTTGCCACTACCATAAAGAATCCTATCACACTCTCAATGGTATTAGGTGCTGAAATCATTTCAAGTCCTAAGGTTATTAGGATAGTGAAGATTACAATCCATACAGCAAACTTTGCTACTACTTCAGCTCTCATACTATTTCAATTACTTTCACATTATCAGGTAATGTCTCCTTGTTCCAATCCTTATATGAATTGGTAAAGTAGACCTCCTTATAGTTTTCACTTAGAGTGGTAATGCCTTTAGGATTGACCATGTGAGTTACATAGATAGTTCTCTCCCTATCAGGATAATGGGAGCCAAGTAATTGTGCAATGCCTTTGAAAGTACCTCCACCATCACATAAGTCATCAATGACTACAAATGGCAAATTGACATTCTTCTCAATGACTTCTGGATTCTCAATCTTAAAGCCAGAGAGTTGTCCTGTCTTTGGGTCTCTCACTTTACTACATATTACATCACTATTAGGGTCTCCACCATATCTCTGTAATGCACCTTTGTCAGGATACACCTTTAGGTATCCTTCAAAATCTGGCATAGGAGTAGCTATGTCTCCCCAATACTCATCAACAAGGTCTTGCACCTTATGTGAGTGAGGCTCAAGTACATGAACTGCTTGAGGGAACATATCATTTATTACTTGTGTAACTATACTAAGAGAGAATGACTCATCATAGCTGATTACCCTATCCATTCTCATACTCATAAGATAGACAATATCCAAGCCAAACAAGATACCTTGTCTATTAAGAATATCACCCACCTGCATAAGGATAAACAAGTCTGTAGGATTACAGATTCTGCATACTACAGTTAAATCATCCTTTCTATCAATGCCATTTAAGACAATATGAGGCTCACCATCTGGAAACTGAATGATTTCATACTTAATATCACTCTCCTTTGGTCTTACTAAATTTAATACTTGCATTTACACTCCTCCTTATTTCTTCAAGAGTCCAATCTTTAATAAGCACTCCATTCTCATAAACAGTCTGTAATTCTCCTAACTCTTCCTGAGATTTAGGACATTGGTCAATAGCTTCATAACTACCATCAGGTGTAGGTGCAACACAAATAAGACCTTTCAATGACTTCTTAGTACCATCATCAGTCTTTGGGTCTTTGAAGATTTCTCTTCCTTCTCCATTAACCTGACACCAAGTAGCCTTCATAGCAAAGCCAAGAGAGTCCCTACTCTTATACTGATAGGTATATGAGCCTACACCAAGCACAAGATTAGTAGCTGCAAAGCCTTTTTCCTCAAGTCTCTCATAGATTTCTTTCTGTCTCTCAAGAGTAATGGAATCACCATAGATGATGCCTACTTTAGGATTGAGTACCTTGTAGCCTTTCTCATTGATAGTACCACCAAAGATGTCCCACAGAACTTGATATGCACCTACCCACTCAGCAGCACTACTCATTCTGTTTTGCACTTCTGTTTGCTCCTGCCAAGTTTCAAAGTCCTCATGCTTATATCCTGCAATGATATGCACTGGGTCTCCACTGTCAGGTCTTATGACCAATCTGCCATCCCTTGCAAGGATTTCATCCTTCAACTTAGGCAGATACTCTGTCATTACCTTCCAAAAGTCCCAAGTATCAGATACAATAGATACAAATCCAGTAGAATATACCTCTGTAATGAGCCTTCTGAATGTCTCCAATTCATCTTCCTTACCTCCTGCACACATGACACTATGTTCTGTTGCTGGAATTGTAGCTGCAATAAGCTCCTTCTCAGCATTTGCATTGTAATACTCTTCAAGACCAGCAATAGCAGGAATAGTTTCACTACCACAGAATGAAGTCATATGACCCATACCAGACATAATGGCAGCTTCCACTCCAGCCATGCCTCTCATAGAGAAGTCATGTATAAGGAAGTTGAGGTCTACATCCTTAAATCCTGTCTTCCTTGCATGTCTTATCAATTCCTTCTTATATAACCTTGCAGTAGTTGCACTTGTCATAGGCAACCATAGTGTAGTTGATATAAGAGTCTCAAAGTAATTGGTAAGCCAGAAGAAATCAGGATGTGTGTTGATGAATGTCAATGCAGGCACTCTAATAGGACACAATGTACCCTCAGGCAATGCTTTGATTCTAATGGGAAGATAGCCAAGGTCATGCAATTCCTCAATGTGTTTAGTACCCACATTGTTAGGTCCTAAGAATGTATCTACTCTTCTCTTGAACTCTGCAACTGCCACATCCTTAGGTTTATCAAAGAAGTTCTGTTGGAATTGCTTCATCAAATACTCCTTAATGAAGTACTGAATACCAAATACAACAGCTCCTTCACTTGCTTCTGGGTAATAGTGACAGCTTCTTGGAGTCCAATTAGAATAGACATACTCTGTACCTTCAGGGTATTGCCTCCTATGGTCTAACTTATAGCCATCAGTCAATAAAATTGCTTCTTTCATGCTTTTTTCTTTTTTTTTGTTAAACTTATATTGCTTAGTCAGAGATTTTCTCTTCTTTAGTCAGAAATACATAGTCAGGCAACTCCTTAATATGAAAGGTGATGGAGTATAAGAACCTCTGGGTCTTTTGCTTCTTTTCTTATAGTTAATGATACCATTAGATAAGTAGAATCCTCCTCTATAATCTATATTCTCTTTTTCTTCAAACATATCATAGAACCACTCTCTGAGATTATACTTCTCAGTGCCTCTCCTACATCTTTGCAAGAACTCAGAAAATACTTTATCTACTGGTCTGCCTACATTCTTTAACAGGAATTTATGCAAATCTCCGTGGAAATAATGATAGCCATCATCATACCAATTATGAAAATACTGTCCAGCAGCCTTTTCACCACCTCTCTTTAGTATTCTCTTTCTTGGATATTTCTTAGCCCATCTTGATTTCTTTCCATTCCTGTTTCTATTAAGTGTAAATTCTATCATACTTCAAACAGTTTTATGTAAGTTCTCCTACACTCCTCATTCCAATACCATTTGTTATACCATAATAGTATAATGTATTTATTCCTTGATGTGACTATATCAATCTTAGGAGAATACTTATTATACATTACAATAATCCAAATACATAGTACAATGAGGAGTAACACATTAAATGCTGTCATGCTATTCTGGTTTAGGGCAACATACTACATATTCAAATCTTGAACAAATTCCTTTCCATTTCCTGTAATCATCACATGAGTCTTTCTTTAATGCCTTTGCATCAATAAAGTTACTTACACAAAGCATATCATACTTATTAGATGGGTGATAACTGCTTCAATGATTTCACCTGATGCTATAAAGTCATCCACAACTATAAACCTTGTAGTACCAACCTCATCAATTCCCCTTAATGAAGAACAATGAGCACTTGTATCTTCTTCCTTCCTGACAATCAAGATATAGGTCTTAGTAGTTGGATTAATATTGTGTAACTCATTAAGCATAGCACCTGCAATCATGGCTCCTGATGTGCCTCTTGCTACAAAAGTAATGCTCGTACCTTCCTCAATATCTTCTTTATATGTATTGAAGATTGCTTCTGCACTCTGTTGTATATAACTATGCTTCCAATGAACACCAATGCCCTTACTATGAGAACATATCCAGTTAGTCCTCAAACACTTGATAGGTATATGATACACCTCCAAGATGTTCTACTGTTCTCTGCAAATGAGCTTCAAGTCTTTCCTTTTCACTCATTGCAGCCCACTTGCCAGGCTTAGACCATGAAGGACAAGAATCCTTGTCAATCATATACTCATAAGCCTCTTTGCTCATGTTCAGGGACTGTGTAGCTGGCTTGCACTTCCTTGTATGGAAAGTGATAATCTCTGGATTGGTGCCATCTGTGTCAGTCACTCTCATAGTGTGCTTCTCCATTTTGTCCCAATCCTCTACTTTTACCTCAATGGTTTTCTTGTAGATTTTACCAGCTTTGGTCTTCTTCTCAATCACTTTGTGAGTTGTTTTAAGCCACTCCTCCTTGCTGAACATTGTGCTTCCTCGAAGCTCAATACTCAGACTTAACTTGATTTCACTCATGTTTATTAATCTTCTTCAGATTCTTTCTTCATAATTGCAGCAAGCATAAGAGCAGCCATTGCATCTCTTGCTGTAGCTTCTCCCTTATCTGCTTTTTCTCTCAACTCCTCTGCCATTTTAATGTGAAGAGTATGTTTCAAGGCTTCAATAATACCCATCAACTCTCTTACATTGAGGAATATTGCACTTGTTACAATCACCTCAACAGGTGCTTGCACTGTCTTACCTTTGTAGCTTTCCACCAAGTTTTCAACAAGTTCAACATTGGTTAAACCACCATTCTCTTTGCCATCTTTAATGGCTTTTGTAGCATCTTCAAAATGCTTCTGTTCCAGATTTCTTTCCAGAACCTTTTCTTCATTCTTTTCCATCTTTTTTTTTTAGAAGTGAAACAATAAATGTGGTGTATCTTAGGACTCGAACCTAACCTCTGGCTAACCCCAGTGTGCTACATTACACCAAGATACAAAGACAAGTTACACATAGCAAGTATCTACCAACACAAAGCCAATATCAATAGCAAGAACCTGTTACTCCACCAAGAACAAGAACATCCCTCCATCAGTCAGATTTCATAGGGTTGGTTATTTTGGAATAACAGACTATCTAATGGCTGAGCATTAGATATATCACTTTTCATTAGCAATTATGTATATTCTATGAATAAGAACAGATACCTGCTATGTATATTCAATAAGGTTAGGGATTAATATCCCAAGTCCTTATTTACTTGCCCAAAGAGTTGATAGTATTATAAATACCCAATAGTGAGTTAGGTACTACAATCTTCAACTTACTGTACTCTTGAGACTTCTCATCCTTCCATGTCTTGAAGGCTCCTAATACATCTTTGAGTTCAGCTTGGTACTTCTGTGAAGCAGCCATATACTCTGTGTTCACCTTATTAGTGGACTCATTGATAGCCTGCTCACAGCTATACTTCATAGCATTCAGCTGAGCTTGTATCTCTCTGTGCTTCTTCTGAAGCTCATAGAATACATTATCTACTAAAGCTATGCTTGTAGTAGGAGTATAGGTATAGATAAGAGCATCTCTGCCTTTACCATCCACTCTATGAGGATGATAAATCTTATCCTTTAACTCCTTTCTTGCCTCAGACAAGTGCCCATCAGGGTGGATATACTTGCCTATTACAGCAGCTTCAGTCTCTAACTGATAGTATCTGTTTCTCTCTTTAATAGGGAGAGAAGCATAATACTCTACCTCAGTTAATACATGACCATAGGTAGGAGATTCAGGCTTAACCATTCCATTCTCCTTACACCAGTCTTCAAGACTGATAGTTTGCAAACCTTTCATCAAGCCCTCTTTAGCTTTGATGCCTTCTCTCAACCAAGCTATAAGAGATTTAGCCTGTGCTACTCCCTCAAGTAATGATTGTAAGCTATCTAAAACTTCGGATGATTCCCCTGTCTGAATGGTATTTGCACCACCAGTGCTGCCTACCAATGCCACCTCAACATTAAAGAAGCTTATATTATTCAATTGTGTCTCCACACCTTGAATATACTCCTTAGCTAAGTTAGCAATATGGTTAGCACTTGTGCTGCTTAATTTTACTCCTTCAGTATTCTCATTTGCAAAGAACACCATGTCCTTAATCTTTTCCATTTCTTTTCAAATTAAAATGATGTAACCTATGACAATTTGCACACATAACTACACACTTCTTAGCTTCTTTTTCCATATCTTCTAAAGAGCCATTAAAGGTATTTATAGAGAAATCCTTTTTACTTGGGTCTATATGATGAAAATCAAAGATAACATAATTATTAATGTTAGCTTCAATACCACATCTAACACACCTTCCCCCAAGTTCCTTTATAAGATTGAGTTTGACTTCACTTGCCTTAGCTCTTCTATTAGGATTATACTTAGACCTCATACACTCTTTACATGTAGGCTGGATACCTGTTTTATTCCTAAATTGTGCAAATCATATTACTATATAACTGTTTTAGTTATTCATGTAAATGTTTTAAGTAATCCTTATCTAAGTCAGGATGTTTGTGTATTAAGAATCTGCAACTTATACACACTATCAGGTGAGCTACACCTTCTGCTGCTATAATTCCTATTACAATATCCTGCCACTTAGGAAGTGAATCCCAGCTTGTCAAGAAGAGTATAAGAATGAGCATGGTTATCCAAAAGGTACTACAATAGATGCAGAATCCTAATGGATATGCTATAAAATGTAAGAACCTATTGCCACTCTTAACCATAGGTACAAACACTTTACTGTACAAAGGATAGAATATACCTAATAGTCCACCTATTACTCCCAATAGCATGAGCTCAAACATTAATACATAAAACATACTTTTTTTTTAGTTAATACTAAGATTGTTTTGTGGAGCATAGGGGACTCGAACCCCTGTCTTACCAACCTTTAATAAAAGAATTACACATGCTTACTACTTTTTAATGTGGTCAGTTACCCACTGGGATTGTCTGGATGACAATAGTTCCACCACCCTATTTAATCTAACAGGGAAATCTTTTTAAAGGCATAGCCACTTTAAGCTAATTTAATATGCGCAAGTATTTCTACTACTGAATCCTCAGTCTGTAACATAACCTCTTATTTTGCACCTTTCTGTTTCCAAGTAAGTGCTACTCAGCCTATTTAGGCAGCAACTCTATAAGAAGTATTGCCAGTTATTGTTTTGATGTCTTTCCATCAGTCTTTACATGTTCTCTTACCAAATAATCAGTAGTCAAAACCAATCATGCCCCATGAAGTAGTACCAGCATGCACCTATGACCAGTTAGATACATAGGCACAATGCTGGCTGCGCATTTTACTACTTATTTCTTTTCCATTGAGATATAATGTTTTTATGAATTTTCCTATTGCTTTGATTCTTTTCTAAGAACAAAGTGCAAGCTAAAACAAGAAACAGTAGCTTACCTACCAGCATCACATTTTGCTTCTCTTCAGGTTCCACTGCTTAGTAGAAATAGTGAGCTAAATCCACCATTGTATCTCCAGTGAGACTCGAACTGGGACTCAACTGCTTAGAAGGCAGTTGCTCTATCCAATTGAGCTATGGAGACATCACAAAAGGTCAGATATTCTCACGAACCTCTGACCTGTAGTGACAATATGTCACCCGAACTAAAAATCCTTTACCTAAAAACAATCAAATTACCTTATATGAGTTACAAAACCTTGTACCCCCAATAGGATTTGAACCTATGACCTATAGTTTAGGAAACTATTGCTCTATCCACTGAGCTATGGGAGCATTTATACTGCCTATCTTCACAGACCAGCAGTATTTGTTATGAATTTAATTCTATTAGTCAAATAGACTCTTTACTCTTTTACCCAAAATCTTGACTGCTTTGATTGCATCTTCTTGGTTCTTGAAATACACAATACCTGCATACTGTACAGTATTGTGCTGATATACACCAACACCAAGGAACCATCTCATTGAGAGATAGCTTCCTTTCTGTGAAAATTACAATTATTGTTCACATGATTCTTCTCCTGTTATTTTGTTAAACCATTTATAGAAAGTCAATATTTCCAATTCTTCTTCAGATATTAGCTTGTAGCAAGCATAACATAATACTACACACACAGTAATTGAATGTATAAAATATCCATTGTCATAAATGCTGTCTACTCCTGACATGAAGAGTATAACTGCAAAGGTTGTTATCCATAATAACACTCCTTTAAGTATAATCTTGAGTCTTTTCATTTTATTGTCCAATCTAATCTGTTCATTACTATTTTGAATGTATAAGCTGCCCTGTAAGAGTTAAAATTCCCTCTTATCAAATAGCCATAAGAGTCGTAAATTGAGTATTTTTTCATATCTATCCCCTGTTTAATATATCAAATATGATATAAAGAAAGAGTAGGCTTAATGGTAAGCCTACTAATAAGTATATGAATAAATCCATCACTTCTTTCTTTTATATTTGTAGAACTCTTTTCTTGCTTCTCTGCCATTAGGATAAACAGTCTTTACTATTCTTTCTCTTGTGTGAATAGTTATAGACCATTCAAAGGCATGTTGTCCACCCAGAACTATTGTTCTTCCATAGACATCTATTATGACTTCTCTTATGAAACAATCACAGTTTTCTCGGTGATATGTGTGCTTCCTTGCCATAATTTAATCATCATAAGGTCTAACAAAAGTATATACATATACATCAAGTTCTTCATTATAGGAGAATTTGTAGTACACATGAAGAGCATTAAGCATGGATGGCTCTTGTTTGTTCTTTATACTATACCATCCTTCACTCTTTATGTGATACACTTGATGCTGGGTATAATCCATATTGGATAGTTGTGGCTGATACTCTATCTGATAAAGTATGCCATTGTAAAATGCTTGTTTGCTCATTTGATTGTTTGTTTATAAGTTGATAAAAGGGAAGTATGATAGACTCGAACTATCATTATAACTGCAATTGAGTTATGTACTGCCATTGTACTAATACTTCCTAATTCCTAAAATCATATAATATTAGTTGCTGTCTTTGATATGCCTTAATTCTGACCTAATATATTTAGTTTCAAAACCTTCTTACTCTCTGTGCAATTTTATGTTGATTCTGTTCTTGCTATCCTCACTAAGTCTATTGAGTATTAATATCAATGATACTATAACTCTCACCACAGTCCTGTAGTAGTGTACTATTCTTTACATCTGCACACAATTTCAGCAGTACCTCTATATTATTGGTACTCAATTGAAGACATTTAACAACAATTAATATGTGTTTGTTTGATTGTTTGCTTGTTAGAGTGTAGTTTTGCATATAAACTGTAACAGTAAAAACAGTCATACATTATTGGATGATTGTTCTACTAATTGTTGGTTTTAATGGGGACATAATGTCAGTCCATACTATTAACTCTCAATAAATCAACAAGTTACATTCAACACAAAACAAGGAAAATAGGACATAAAGTGTATTCCACACTCTATTATCCTATCCTACTTACCCAATGTACTGAACTTCTAAATACTCTACTTACCTCTCTAATCCTCTTGTCAGGAAGAGATGTAAATAGAGCACATTTCATCTCACTCTAATCACTAACAGAGTTAAATCCTATTACATATAATATAATGTGTAACATATCTTGGAGTTATACTAAGAGCACATTTCATCTCACTCATATAACTTTTACACATAGAAACTATTAATGTTCAAGGAATTAAACTATTAATATTCAAGTGACTAAACACTATTACAACTAAATGAGAATTGTATTAATGCTTAGAGGAAATAAAAAGGAAAGCAGGCATAAAGCCTGCAATCCCTTAGAAGCTTGCCAATACAGGTGCACCTCCCTGACCTTCCTCATGAAGAAGCCAGAATGAGATACCATCAGAGCCAGTGACATTGCTGAGCATAGGATGAGCTGGTATGCCTTTGACTGCAACTGCACCTGTCTTTGCACCATAGGTGAAGAAGAGTTTGCCTGTCTTGGGATTCTTCTTCACATCAATGCGTGATACATTCATTTGTGCCTTGAACTGTTCAACTGTCAGAGTGTCATTGAAAATAAGATTCTTTTCCATAATGATAAAATGTTAAATTGTTAATAATATGGTTATTTTGACCTATGGGGGTAGGACCCCCTGGGCTAAGTGATGGGGAGGGTGTGGTTGGTGTAACCACCACTCATAAAAATATCACAGAAAAAAAAATCAAAAAAAAAATTAGAAAATAGATAGGGGGGGGGGTCAAAATCACCCCCTATACTAATTAGAAAGATGGGAAAGGCAGTAAAAAAAAAGAGAAAATTATTTTTCCTATAAATTTTTCATTTATATATTTGCATATATCAAAACTTTTATCTACCTTTGCATCCCAGTAGAGGTTAATGGTGGATTAACCTCTCACCCATGAGGTTAAAAAGTAATGGGTTAGAAGTTGGGTTAGTACTCTCACACTTACATAGAGAGGAGGTTGTCCCCAATACTACTAAAATTGCTACTATATAAATTAGATTGCATGAGCACATCCACCTGAGAAAATGCACAGGGAATCATGCTATAGGGGTATAATCAAGAACGGGTCTAATGAAGTTAGTAGTTAAAAGGAGATTAGAAATAACTCTTATGAAGCCATAACAAAGCTTCAGGGATATTACTATATCCAAGAATGAAGAAGATAGGTAATTACATTAAGGATTCTATTAAATGGTTATGGCAGTTTCCACAGAATATACTTGCTCTATGTATAGAGGGTGTATTGTGTCAAGCTGCATATAGAGAAGGTAAGGCAGATGGTAACACTATTATAGTGAATATTACTCTACCTTCAGCCATATCTTTAGGAGATTATCTCTTTGTGAATCCTATGTCATCACAAAAGTCCATTCAACATGAATGTGGTCATAGTAAGCAATCTGACATATTAGGTCCACTATATTTGATAGTAATAGGAATCCCATCACTACTACATAACATAGTACATTACCTATGTAGTAAGATAGGAATTAAATGGAACTACTACAGTTTTTATACTGAATCTTGGGCTAACAAGTTAGTAGGAATTACTTGAAAGAATATAGATAAGACCTAAAATCAAGCCTAACTTTACTCCTTCAAGACAAGAAAATGATACTTGAATTGAAAATAATTGGAGAAAAGCTTGCACAATTCAAATATTTTGCTTACCTTTGCAGTGCAATTAAGGAAAATTGGTTTTAGGAAATTTCCATTTATTAGGAATGTTACTTTAACCAGTTGTTTTAAGGTAACATTCCTTTTTTATTGCCCCATAGTATAGTTGGTTATTACACGGGATTTTGGCTCCTGTAACATAAGTTCGAGTCTTATTGGGGTAACAATAGTAATAGAGAAGATGCCCTCTTAGTACAATGGATAGTACATGAGTCTTCTAAACTTAGAATATAGGTTCGATTCCTATAGAGGGTACTAAATGTTGGGTTAGATGAAGTGGTTAAGTCACCACACTTTCAATGTGGAGATTATGGGTTCGAGTCCCATACCCAATACAAATAAATGGAGCTATCTACTAAGGGTTAGGTAACTGCCCTCTCAAGGCAGAAATTTGGGTTCAAATCCCAATAGCTCTACAACTTAGGGTGTGTAGCATAGTGGTTAATGTGCCTGACTGTCAATCAGGAGATTGGGGTTCAATTCCCCCACATCCTGCTAATCCACTTTTAATCTACTAAAGTCCTATCCTACAGAGGTAGGTAGGCAAATGGAGAGGTAACTCAGTGGGACTGGGAACTGTCTTGAAAACAGATTGAGCAGTAAAATGCTTGGGGGTCGGGACCTCATCTCTCCGCAATAATAGGTGTTCTTTGACATATTGGTGAAGGAAAATGGAGAGTAAACCTAAGAGGTCTTAGGGACTGTCTGCTAAACAGATTGTACCAGTAATGGTATGTGTTTCAAGTACACTGCTCTCCGCAATATATAGTAGTAGCCTAATTGGTGGGGCACTGCATTTGGGATGCAGAGGATGCAGGTTCGAGTCCTGTCTACTATACTAATGGGGTTTGTGGTGTAATTGGCTAACACACCTCCCTTGCAAGGAGGAGTTCAGGGTTCAAGTCCCTCATTCTCCACACTATGTTTTCATGTTTTCATAATGTTGAGCTTTTGCTTGGACCCTCTTTTGGGTAGTTAGAGGTTAAAGAAACTACCCTATCAATGCTCCTTAGTTCAGTGGTTTAGAATAATTCCCTTACAAGGAAAAGGTCATTAGTTCGATTCTAATAGGAGCAACATAATGGGGATGGAGCTTATATGGTACAAGCTACTGACTGTTAATCAGAAGAGAGTAGGTTCGAGTCCTACCTTCCCCGCAAGAACTTTTGCAAGGAGTTCAGTCAAGTAGCTTGCAATACTTGATGCCATCATTTCTGAAAGTTCTCTGAGTGCAATAAGGAGAAGTAATCAATGATTTGATGTTTTAGCAGGTTGGAGAAGTAGTAATCTTGCCCCACTCATAATGGGGAGACCAGTGGTGCAAATCCACTACCTGCAACTATAAATTGGTACTTAGTTTAATGGTAAAACCTCAGACTCCAAATCTGAAAGATGAGTGTTCGAGTCATTCAGTACCTGCTATATTGGCATATCTTCTAATGGTCAGGAAGCTACTCTGATAAGGTAGTAATCAAGGTTCAATTCCTTGTATGCCAACTATGATTAGAAAATATTTAAGTAGTAGAGGCAAGAGAATAGTTCTTATCTGTAAACATTGTGGTAAGGAATTTGAAACCTTGCAACTAAAGGCTAATGCAGGTAGAGAAAAGTTCTGTAGTAGGGAATGTTATAACCAATACAGAAAGGAATGCTGTACCAGCATAAAAGAAAGGAACATTTTATATCAGAAAAAGTCTAAATATGGGACTTCTTTTGAAGTTACTAAAGCTTTTGTAGACCATGACCATAAAACAGGAAGGGTAAGAGGATTGCTATGTTCTCAATGCAATACATTACTTGGGATGGCTAAGGATAATACTGAGGTATTAGAAGCTGCTATTCAATACCTTAGAAATAGCTGATGTACTTCAATGGTAGAAGGCTGCTCTCATAAGGCAGTAGTTGAAAGTTCGAGTCTTTCCATCAGCACTGTGTTAGTATTTTAATTGGTTAGAAGTCCTGACTGTGAATCAGGAGGGTATGGGCTCAAATCCCATCTAACACCCCAATATACTGGCATATCCCCCCTGTCTTATACACAGTAGAAAGGGTAATAGGTTGCATGTGGGTTCAATCCCCTCTGCCAGTACTATCTTGGAGTACCAGAGTGGTTTAATGGCACAGACTGCAAATCTGTTGATTCGTGGGTTCAAATCTCACCTCCAAGTCTTATGCTCCTATAGCTGAATTGGTTAAAGCACCTGTCTCTTAAACAGGGGATTCAAGGTTCAAGTCCTTGTGGGAGCACAACCTCAACCTTGGCAAATATTCCCCCAAAGCATTGATGGTGGATGCTCTGGACTTTTAATCCTGAGAGTAAGGTTCGACTCCTTATGGGGGAACATAACATATTATTAACTCCAAATTTTAATGTTATGAGAAAGGTTATTTCATTAATTAAGAGAGGTGCTAAGGCATACTTTAGACAAGCTGCTAAGACTTATGCTTGGACACCTACAGGAACTATTCCAGTTGGAATATAGTTCCTTTGATGCTGGAGTGAATAATAAATATTATATGGGGTAGCTTTAATGTGGTGAATTAGTGTGGACTGTAAATCCACTGCCTCAGGCTGTTTAAGGTTCGATTCCTTTCTGCCCCACTTCAATAGAAATCTTTGTCCTTGACTTATGGAAGGTGATGTGGGTAGAGACACAAATAAGTCATTATGGGTGCTGGGCAGGTATGGTTACATTGCGGAGGACTGAAAATCCTGAGAATAAAGTTCGATTCTTTGAACACCCACAGTATATGGTAGAATGATATACGAGGTAAACTTAGTGAGTTACATACTATCCTCTATACCATATATGAAAAGTCAGTGTGAATACAGTAGACCTATTTTAATAGGAATCAGGTGAAACCCCAGTAGGAAGCTGACATAATACCCTCTTGGTGGAATGGTAGACACAATAGCCTTAGAAGCTATGTCGAAGTAATAGTAGAGTAAGAGTTCGAGTCTCTTAGGGGGTACTAAAAATAAATAGAAAATAATTAGTATTTTACTTGCATATTACAAATAAAATACTTACCTTTGCAATATCAAAATAAGAGAATATGTTTGAAGATAACCTATTTACTCCTATGGAATCAGATAGAACTATTGATGTAACTGGTTCACAGTTCTTCATTAGTTTCCTTAACCAACTTGAAGGTTGGAAAACTAAGTGCAAGAATCTTCATTGGGCTGCACCTAAGAAGAATATCCATGTATATCTTGATGAGTTTCTTGATATATTGTCAGACTATCAGGATGGTCTTGCAGAAGGATATATGGGAATACTTGGTAAAATGCAACCTAATGCTATCAAGGGAACTCCAAGTGATGCACTTAATGCCTATGACTTTATTGCAGAAGTTAAGGCTGGAACAATAGCTTTTTATGACAAGATTCCACAAGAAACTGTATATAAAGGTATAGCATCTGAATGTGAGACATTTATTCAGAATATTAACAAGTATGACTATTTGTTCCACTTATGTGACATAAGACCTTATTAAGGAATATGCCCCTGTGGTGGAATTGGAATACACAAAACACTTAAAATGTTTCGCTCCTTGAGGGATTGCAGGTTCAAATCCTTCAGGAGGCTCTATAATGTAGGTATGGTGTTAGTGGTTAGCATATGACATTGCCAATGTCAAGGGGTCAGTTCAAATCTGATTATCTACTCAAATGCAGGTATAGTATAAAGGTTAGTATGTAACACTTCCAATGTTAATGTGTGGGTTCGATTCCCACTATCTGCTCAAATATACATCGTGGGGTAGTGTAATGGAAACATGCAAGGCTCATAACCTTGAGAAGCAGTAATACTGTGTTGGTGGTTCGAGTCCACCCTCCGCAACTAATTCAGATAATATGGAAGAGATAGAAAAGGCAAAGATGACAAGAACCAAAAAGACCAATGGTTCAGAGGTTCATCAAGTTATGACTGCATTAACTGATACTACAATTAGAGGTATTGTAAGGTCAGCTAATGAGGAAGGAATTAAGAGAGAGGATATAGTTTCTCTACTTAAAGAAAATGGTCAGTTTGTATTAATCTACTTTAGATAAAAACATTACGGAAATGGAAGAGCAGAAGACAATAGAAAGACCCTTGATGAGTGAAGAAGAGTTCAAGGATTACATGGAGAAGAATAGAGTAGATATTGTGGGAGATTTCTATGAAAAAGGTATTCTTCACCTAAGAACTTATGAAGCAGTAAGCAAGTTCAAGTCTGTAAGGAGAGCAATCAAAAGAGGTCATGTATCTCTTGATGGTATTATCTTCCCTAAGAGACCTTTCAATAACAAAGCTAATACTTGTAAGAGAAAGGGACACCACAGTAGAACTATTAATGAAAGAAAGAAGATGATTTATGAGCAACTTAAACACAGAAAATCAGCCTAATGATTACAATGAAGTGCCAGTACTGTACTGCAAGCATTGTCTATCATTGAATATTAGGAACATTCCAAGAATGGAGGATTCAGATTACTGTGATGAGTGTGGCTCCACTGATATAGGAGAATGTTCAATAGAAGAGTGGGAGACTCTATATAAGAATAGATATGGACATAAATTCCTTGAAGAGTATTAACAACTTAATTATAAAGTAAAATGGAAGAGCAAAAGGGAAAGGTTGTAGAGATGCAGCCAACAACAAAGGAAACAGAGAGACCTGAAAAGATGTCTTATGAGCAGTTGGAGAATATAGCTCATCAGCTTAGTGAGCAAGCTAAGCAGTTGTATATGAAGCTGCAAGCTGCTAACATGGGTAATATGTTCAAGAGACTTGACTACTTGTTTAAGGTAGTAGAGAATGGACACATGTTCAAGCAAGACTTCCTTGAAAAGTGTATTGCTGAGATTGAGGAACTTATGACAGTTCCTGAGGATGTTGAGGAAGATAATAAGGAAGAGGAAACACCAGATATTAAAACTGAAGAGTAAAATACATGATGAAGAAGGCTAATAATATAGTTAGAATCCCCACTTCATTAAATGGTAAATTCTTTAGATATTGGTTTGAATTTTTAGGGCCTTTTCATAAGCTAACTGATAGAGAGATTGATGTAATTACATCCTTTGTCAAGCAAAGATATGAACTCAGTAAAGTTATCAAGGATAATGAGATACTTGATAAGGTTACAATGAGTGAAGATACAAAGAAGAAAGTAAGGGAAGAGTGTAATATCACTCTCCCACACTTTCAAGTAATTATGGGCAAGCTAAGGAAAAATAAGGTCATTATTGATGGTAAGATTAATCCAAGATTTATCCCTAACATTGATGAAGAGACTGGCACTTTCCAACTATTGTTACTTTTTGAATTGAAATGAATTATCCTGATATAATTGGTAAGGTTTCTGAAGAGTTGGATTTACCTAAAGAAGTGGTAGATAAAACATATAAGGCATTTTGGTTATTTATTAACCAATCTATACAGTCCTTGCCATTAAAGGAGAATCTTAATGAAGAGGATTTTGCTAAGTTGAGAACAAATTTCAACATTCCATCACTGGGTAAACTGACTTGCACTTATGATAGGATGTTAGGTATGAAAAAGAGACTCAAGTTTATTAAACAGATAAGGGAGAAGAAATGAAGAAATTGTTTATTAGTCAGCCCATGAGGGGTAAGACAAATGAAGAAATAGAAGCTGAAAGAGCCAAAGCTGTGGAAGAGGCTAAGACAGTACTCAATGGTGATGTAGAAGTGATTGATAGCTTCATCAAAGATGCACCAGTAGATGCAAGACCTCTGTGGTTCTTGGGTAAATCAATTGAGCTATTATCTGTAGCAGATGCTGCATATTTTGCTAAAGACTGGGACAAATATAGAGGTTGTAAGATTGAGCACTCTTGTGCTGTAGAATATGGTATAAAAGTTATTGAGTATGTTGAAGGTTAAGAAAATAAAGCCAATGTTCACTGCACTTATCACTACAATGGATAAGTATGAACATGATGTAACTACAAGAGGTGGTCTAATTGATACTACTAAGCAGCAGGGTGGATTAAAAGAATATCAAACTGTACTTGCAGTAGGTAGTTCAGTAAGAGATATAAAGGTAGGTGATATAGTGTGTGTAAACCCTACAAGGTTTGCAGTAAGAAAACATCAAGCAGGCACTCTTAAAGATGGAATTGTAACTGACAATCCTGTCACTACTTACAATTTTGATGTTGTTGAGATGGATGGAAAGCAGTGTCTATTGCTACAGGATAGGGATATTGACTTCATTATTGAAGAGTATGAGGAAGTTCCTGACCCAACTCCTTCACCTATTATTCAACCAGAGAAGAAGAAACTAATTGTATAACTCAAAAGAGTGTATCAGGAAAACCAATCCTAATACACTCTTTTTTTTTTACCAGACTTTATGTATAGCATCTATGCACATATAAATAAATTAAATGGCAAAGTTTACATAGGTCAGTCTTCATCACCTAAAAATAGGTGGAAAGGGAAAGGAATATCTTATAGAGGATGCCATTATTTTTATAATGCAATAGTAAAATATGGTTGGGATAATTTTCACCATGTTGTATTATCTTCCAATTTAACTAAAGACGAAGTGAATAGGATAGAATCTATCTTAATAAGCTATTATGTTAATCTTGGTATTAGTTACAATATAGCTCCTGGGGGATTTGGTATAATAGGTTCCAGAAGTGAAGAACATAAGAGGAAGATAAGTAAATCCTTAAAAGGTGTGCCAAAGTCAGAGATAGCAAAGCAGAATATGAGGAATAATGCCACTCATCATGGAGGGAAAGAGGTAGCTATGTTTGATAAGGATAATAATCTTATTAAAATATTCAAGACTTGTGGACTGGCTTCTAAAGAAACTGGAATAAAAGCTACGCACATTGCAAGAGGTGTTAGACCAAGTGCAGGTGGTTATATTTGGAGATATAAATAGTAAGAGGTTATGATGAAATTACTTAAATATGAAGGTTATAAGGTTGTGATAGAACCAGAGCTTTTAACATTAAAGCCCTTCAAACAAATATGGACAAGAGATAAAACAGTAAATAAGGACAAAGCCTTAGCAGAAATTGCTTTCATCTATTTTATGACTGACCCAAGAAGTGACTATCAATACCTTGTAGATGACAAGGAGAGAATGGAAGCCATTAAAGAGGGAGAAGGATTACCTCCTAAATGGGAACCAGACAGGATAGTAACAGAAGCAATGGAATTTTATAAATCATTTAAGCCAATCTCTGCATTACTCCTTGAAGACACGAGGTTTATGGTTAATAAGTTCAGAGCAAAACTAAGAGAGCTGGACTTTGACAGTCTTGAGGTTAAGGAGTTTAAGGAGATTACAGCCATTGTGAAACAGATTACACCTCTCATTAGGGATTTGGATGAGGCTGAGAAAGCACTTAACTCTGAAATGAGGAGTTCAGGTAAGATGAGAGGACAGGGAGAAAAGACTATATTTGAAGATGACTTGGCACTATAACTATGAAAGCAGAAGATATTATAGAAGGTCTTAATAAACATATTGAGACAAGGAGAAGTGAGAGGGGAATTGAGAATGTAGGGCACATGGTATTACAGAAAGAAATCACGCCTCATTCCTCATTCAAGGTTTATAAGATTTACAAGTACACTCTTTGGTTCACTAAGAGGGGTAAATTTTATAAAGTAATAACAGTACAACATACTGCTAAGGTTCCTAATGGTCAGGAAGAGAATATGTTAAGAGAGATGAATATCATGTTGAGTACACTAATATTCAATTGGATAGGCTCTGATTTTTATGAAGCAGTTATAAAGGGAGAATATAATGGAGTTTCAGAAAATACCAATGAATAAATATCAAACTGAGCTAACTGAGGAATTGGTTAATAGCCTTCCTCAGGAAGTTCAGGACCAGTTATTTGATATTATAAATAATGTAGAGTTTGTCAAGAGATTGATAAGTCCTACAAGAGAATATGCTAAGGATAGACCAAGAGATGATAGAGGTAGAATCATTGTAGACTTGGCTAATCCTCATATATTAGAGGATATGGATTATTTCAGACCATCTGCCATACATTATGAAAAGTATGGTACATTTACCAACCTCAGACCTAATGCCAATCCTAATAGTGAATATGGTAAGTGGGTAAGAGAGGAAAGAAGAAGAATCTGGGATGGTTATGTAAGGGAAAGTGATGGAGAATGGGTCACAGGATATATGTATTGGTTCCTTAACTATTCTCCTATGATGCTCTCTAAGATTAGAGAGTATAAGGATAAGAATGGTAAGAAGAGAAAGTCCAAAAGAGCTGATAGAGTAGAGGCACTGCCTGAATGTTGGGAAGGCATCTATTGGAGGTTCCATTGCTTAGACCAAGCATCAAATGGTGGTTTATACAATAACTTTGAGGGAGGTCAGCACATGGCTGAACTTGCTTCCAGAGGTAAAGGTAAGTCATATAGTCTTGCATCTATACTTAACCATATCTTTGTGGTAGGTGAGAATGAGGAAGCACATGAAAAGGTAAAGGGTATAGTAACTGCCTATCAGAAGGAGTATCTTACTAAGGATGGTGTCCTTAACAAGTTTGTAGATATGGCTAACTTCTGTGCAACCAATACCCAGTTTCCAAGAAAGAGATTAAAGAACTCTTTACAGGAAATGACATGGATAATGGGGTATAAGGATGTAGAGTTGGATATTGAAAGAGGTACTCAGAATACAGTACTTGGAGTATCATCTAAGGATGATGAGTCTAAGTTGAGAGGTAAGAGAGCTGCCAAGATTCTTATTGAAGAGTTTGGTACATTCCCAAGATTAGTTGATTTGTATAATGTGCTTTTACCTTCAGTACAGGAAGGTGATATTGTCTTTGGACAAATCTATATGTTAGGTACTGCTGGTGACAATGAATCAGACTTTGCTGGTGCTCAGGAAATCATGTATAACCCTAAAGGTTATAATATGTATGCTTTACCTAATGTATTTGATAAGTACAACCAAGGTAAACCTTACTTTGTATTCTTCTTTCCTGGCTATGTAAATAGAAAAGGATGTTATAATGAGAATGGTGTATCTGATGTAATTAAGGCTCTAATTGAAATTCTTATGAATAGGTATAGGGTAAAGTACAATTCTACTGACCCTAATACTATTATTAAGACTATTGCTGAGGTTCCTATTACTCCTGCTGAAGCTATTGTTAAGACAGGTGTAAATATGTTCCCTGTAGCTGACTTGACTGAAAGAATAGGTCAATTGGATGCTAATCCTACAGAGTATGATGATGTGTATGTAGGTGATTTGGTATTCAATAAAGATGGTCAGGTGGAGTATAAACCTACCTCTGCTACACCTATTAGGGATTTCCCACATAAGGATAATAAGATAGAAGGTGCTATTGAAATATATCAGTTACCTGAGATTGATAGGAATACAGGCAAGCCATACAATGATAGGTATATATTAGGTGCTGACCCTTATGATGATGATGAATCAAATACTATGTCTTTAGGTTCTATATTTGTACTGGATTTATGGACAGATAGGATAGTAGCTGAATACACTGGAAGACCTCCTTTTGCTGATGATTACTATGAGATTTGTAGAAAGCTTTGTCTATTCTACAATGGCAGGCTGAACTATGAGTACAATAAAAAAGGTCTATTCTCTCACTTCTCGACAAGAAATAGTCTCTATCTTCTTACAGATGTTCTTGATTTCTTAAAGGAAAAGCAGATGATGAAAGATGGCTATGGTAACAAGTCAAAAGGTACTAATGCCTCTCCTGCCATTAATGCTTATGCAAGGAGTAGATTGAGAAGCTGGCTATTAGCTCCAGTTCCTATTATGCAAACTATTGATGGAGAAGAGAAAGAGGTAATGGTTCCAAGACTATTTACTGTGAGGAACAGAGCACTGCTGAAAGAGCTTATTAATTACAACTCTGAGGGTAACTTCGATAGAATATCTGCTATGGGTATGCTGATGCTTCTAAGAGAAGATAGAATGATAAGATACCAAGGAGATGTTAGTAAGGAAAAGCAGGAGAGGGCTAATAATAGCTATGATGGTAATGACCCATTCTTCAAGAGGAACTATGACTTTAGGTTTAGGCAGTAAATTTAGTAAAAATGGAGACTGATGGTTAATAAATTACTTATATACTTGCATAGGTCAAGGATTTTACTTACCTTTGCACAGTAATTAAATTGAAGTATGGAAGATAAGGCATACATAGTATATCTGCATATAAATCCTAAGAATAAGAAGGTATATGTTGGTACTACAAATCAAGATGTATATAGAAGGTGGAAAAATGGGCATGGATATACTAAGTGTAAAAAGTTTTATAATGCTATTATGAAATATGGTTGGGACAACTTTAAGCATGCTGTACTTCAATTAGATTCAAATGATAATATTATTAATAGATTTTCCTCTGCTTCAGAGGCAGAAAGACACTTAAATGGTAAAGGCAGCCACATAAGCTGTTGTTGCCTTGGAAAGAGGAAAACTGCTTATGGATATAAATGGAAATATGAGTAATTTTATAAATTTACCACCACAGCAGTTACCCTTTTCAAAGAAAAATAGAAAATGGAGGGCTGCTCACTTGGACTGGGCTGATTCTAAAACATTCTTCAATTATAGTTTGGTAAGGAAGTCTGTGATACATAAAAAGATAAATTATGACCTCCTTAATGGTAAACTACACATGAGTGACCTTGAGATGATACTGAATCCTGAAAAGCTACAGGCAGGTTTCATACCTGATAGGATTCAACACTATCCTATTATGAATAGTAAGTTGAATGTGCTTAGAGGTGAGGAAAGCAAGAGAGTCTTTGACTTCAAGGTAGTAGTTACTAATCCTAATGCTATTACAGAGATAGAGAATAACAAGAAGCAAGAATTACTACAGAAGCTACAAGAATGGGTATCTAATACTTCTCAGTCAGAAGAAGAGGCTAATCAAGAGCTTGAAAAGATAAATGACTATTACAGCTATGAGTGGCAGGATATGAGGGAAATAAGGGCAAATGCCCTATTAAACCATTACGTAAAGGAATTGAATATCCCTCTAATGTTCAACCAAGGCTTCATGGATGCAATGGCAGTTGGTGAAGAGATTTATCAATGTGATATTATAGGAGGTGAACCTACTATTGAAAGATTGAATCCACTCAAAGTAAGAATCTTTAAGTCAGGATATAGCAATAAGATTGAGGATGCAGATATGATAATCCTTGAAGATTATTGGAGTCCAGGCAAGGTCATTGATACCTATTATGATGTATTGACAAAGAAAGATATGGAGTATATAGAGAAGATGCCTGACCATGTAGGTCAAGCTGCTACAGACTCTATGGACAACATTGATGAGAGATATGGCTTTGTCAATAACCACATGATAGGAGATGAAATAAGTACAGAGGGATTCTTTTGGGACCCATTGGGAGGATATGATGGAGTTAATAACTCACTTCTTCCTTATGATGTTGCAGGAAACTTGAGAGTACTTAGAGTATATTGGAAGTCAAGAAGAAAGATTAAGAAGGTAAGAAGTTATGACCCTCAAACAGGTGAAGAAGTATTTAACTTCTACCCAGAGACTTATGTAATAGATAAGGATGCTGGAGAGGAAGAGCAGATATTCTACATCAATGAAGCATGGGAAGGAACTAAGATTGGTACAGACATTTATGTCAATATGAGACCAAGAGTAGTTCAATATAACAGATTAAGTAATCCTTCAAGATGTCATTTTGGAATTGTTGGCTCTATCTATAACCTTAATGACAACAGACCATTCAGCTTGGTGGATATGATGAAGCCATATAACTATTTGTATGATGCAATACATGATAGGTTAAACAAGCTGATAGCAAGGAACTGGGGTTCATTGGTTAGACTTGACTTTGCTAAGAAACCTAAAGGGTGGGATGTAGAGAAGTGGTTATACTATGCAAAGACTATGGGTCTTGCAGTAGAGGACAGCTTCAATGAAGGTAATGTAGGTGCAGCTACAGGTAAACTTGCAGGTGCATTAAACAATGCTTCTACTGGTGTAATTACAGCTTCTGATGGCAATCAGATACAGCAATACATTAATCTTCTTGAATTTATCAAGATGGAAATGGCAGAAGTTGCTGGTATTACTAAGCAAAGAGAAGGTCAGGTAAGTAATAGAGAAACAGTAGGTGGAGTAGAGAGAAGTATGATGCAGTCTTCTCACATTACAGAGTGGCTATTTGTAGTACATGAGGATGTCAAGAAGAGAGCATTAGAGTGCTTGCTTGAAACAGCTAAGATAGCATTGAGAGGCAGAAGCAAGAAATTCCAATACATCTTGTCAGATAATTCAATGAGAGTTATGGAGATAGATGGTGATGAATTTGCAGAAGCTGATTATGGTCTTGTAGTGGACAACAGTAATGGCATTCAAGAATTAAACTCAAAACTTGATACTTTAGCTCAGGCAGCATTGCAGAACCAGACTCTATCATTCTCAACTATTATGAAGTTATTCAGTTCATCTTCACTTGCTGAGAAGCAGAGACTTGTTGAAAAGGATGAAAGAAGTATCCAAGAAAGACAGGCTCAAGCACAGCAACAGCAGTTGCAAGTACAGCAACAGGAGATAGAACAGAAGGCTCAGATGGAACAGGCTAAGATGCAACAGGAAGACAGACTTAATCAAAGAGATAATGAGACAAAGATTCTTATTGCACAAATGCAAGCTTATAGCAAGAATAGTGAAGATGATGGCATAATAGAACCTGAATACTCACAAGAGGCTAAAGATAAGCTAATGGAGCAGATAAGAGAATTTGATGAAAGAATAAAACTTGACAGGGAAAGGCTTGAGCTTGATAAGACTAAGGCAAGTACTGATGCAAGATTGAAGGAAAAGCAAATAAATAAAACTTCAAATAAAACAACTCAAAAATGAGAAGATTTAGAGATATTATAGAAGATATAAAAGCCCCAAGTGTTCAAAACTTATGGCTTAATAATGGGAAACTTAAATACTACGGAGAGAATGGATGGCAAAATGTTAAGGGTCAAGATGCTCCTACTGTAAAGTGGAATGATATTGAAGACAAGCCTGAAACCTTCACTCCTTCAGAGCATACTCACACAAAGTCAAACATAACTGACTTCCCTACTTTAGCTACTGTAGCTACAAGTGGTTCATACAATGATTTAAGTAACAAACCTGACATACCCCCTGCATATTCACTGCCTAATGCCTCTACCTCAGCAAGAGGTGGAGTATTAATGGCAACAGCAGTTGCAGATTTAGCTGGTACTGAGGATGCTGCTACAATATGTACTAAGGTTAATGCCCTATTATCTGCACTTAGAGCTTCAGGAGCATTACAATCATAAAGAAAAAGATGAAAGTAGTAAGGAATTTATTGATTAGTAGTATTGAGCCTACAGATACAAATGTGGGATGGTTAAAACCACTTCCAGATGGGAACTTCAAGTTATTTTTTTAATAATGGTGGCTGGACTCCTATCTTGATAGATATTACCATAGAATCTGTGGGTCAGTTAGTATTTCAGTATGTAGGAGATGTTCCAGATATAGTAATATCACAATAAAAAAAGAAAATGGGAAAAATAAAGAAGATTTTAGAAAATGAATTAGTAGGTGGTACACAGACTACTGATGTATATCCTGTTACTTCTATTAAGGCTGTTTATGATGAAGATAATGAAAGACTTGATAACATTATAAATAGAAGGGGAATAGTTAATATATCTACTAACTATAATAGTGACCATATAGCAGAAGTATTAACATTAAGTCAAGCTATTGCTAAGGTTCCATCAAAAGATAGAGTACTTGGATTTCAAGGTAAATTTTTAACATCTGAAGGATGGAAGTCTTATATGTTTACTGGAAATTCCTTATCTAATTGGACTGATGCTACTAAATGGATAGAACAAATAACATCAGCTATATTAGCACAAGAACTTGGAAACAGTTCAACTAAGGCTATATCACAAGAAGCAGTTACTAACGAGATAAACATTCTTAAAAGTAAAGATAATTCTCTTACGTTAATAGTAGGTAAAGAAGCAAATATTAAGGTCGGATGGATTAATGTGAATGGACAAATATCAACGAATAGAGGATTGTATACTGAAATCGCAGTAGAAGAAGGTGATACATTCTCTTATTATGGTAGTTATGGTGGTGCATGTGCTGGATATATTATCTATGATAACAATAATTCTATTTTGGTAAAAAAAGAAAAAGCAGATTTAGGAAATATTTCTGAAGATATAGAAATTCCCGAAAATGGTGTATTGTTAAAGTCATGCTCTTTTACAGATACATTTAATATTACGTATAAAGGAAGCATTAAGGAGAAAATAGATAAGTTGAAAGATCTGTCTAGTAATCTATCACTGTATCCACTTAATCCAACAAATTCAGTAAAAGGAAAGTATGTAAATACAAGCGGAACTTTAAATGTATTCGAAGAAGCAAGTTATCTGGAATTTCTAATTAAAGAGGGTGATGTAATTTCATATGAAGGATCTTATGGAGGCAATTGTGCTGGTATAGCTTTTTTTGATAATAACAATGCTCTAATATCTGTTGAGCAAAAGGAAGATTTAGGAAACATAAAAACAGAGTTTACAGCTCCAGCCAATGTATATAAAGCAATAGCCAGTACATTTAAAAATAACCTAATTGTGTATTATAAAAATGGTTTAAGAGGAGTTTTAAATGAGAAACTTAAAACAGATGATTTTAGTAAATATTATCATTACCAATCTTTATATGAGAAGTTTGATTTTTCAAAATTAACTTTTAATCCCCGTGATATAGCAGTAAATCAAGCAATATTATTTTCTGCATGGGTGCCTAAAAATGGACATGAAAATGATGAAATATATATAATAGCCCTATCAGCATATTATAATGAATCATTAGATACTCAAGAGCCGACAAGATATGACATATGGGTATATAATCAAACAGTAAGAGTTGATGTGTTGCAATATATCAATAAAACACCATCAACACAGGATAGATATCATATTGTATATAAAGACACAGAATATGGGACTCTATACATGATAGTAGATACAAGTATACTAGCACCCTATAAAGAAAATAATAAGTATAAGGCTATTATATGGGGACAAAGAGAATACAAAATTAAAACAAGAGATGCAAATGACCCATTTTTGTCTGATACTTTGTGGAATAAAGAAGATGTACCAGTTACTAAAGATTATAAAATTGTTTGGTTTGGAACATCTATTCCAGCAGGCGGTTACCCTTTGATAGTAGGTGCCTTATTAGGATGTACTGTCTACAATGAAGCCGTTGGAGAAAGTCTTGTTAGACTTGGTTGGGGTAAGAATTGTATAGCAGAAGGTGATAAAATCGACAAATGGGGATGCAGTGGTACTGATACAAGTGCTTTCAATCCAATATCAAATACTATTGCCGCATTAGCTAAATCTATGTCTGCATCTAAGGTTGAGAAACAATATCTCATTGACAATCTTGCGCATTTCGAAAAAATTACGGGAGGAAAATTAAATAGAGAAACTTATACAGATGCGGTTATAATGGGATATAGCTATGAAGAAAAATTGCTTAAATATATTGATAGTAGTAGAGAGGATTATACACCTGTTGATTTGATTGTATTTGACCATGGACATAATGATTTAAATCCTGACGGTGACCCTAGATGGGATACATACGACATTGCCAATAGAGATAAAGATAATTATTGGGGGGCAATGAACTTTCTTATGGATATAATAAGAAAATATAATCCTCATCAGAATGTCTGTCAAATATCACATTATCAAGGGAATGTTGATTACTCAGCTAATTTTTATAAAGCTCAGCAACAATTTGCAGAGCATTGGGGTATTCCGTTTATGGAACTTTACAAGCTAACTCAAATGTCGACGAGTGAACAAGTTAGAACTAGTGGGTATTGGGGTTATACAGATGGAGTATGGCACAATGAAGGGTTCATCTTTATAGATAATGGCAATGGTACTTATACAACGAATCAAAGTTGTATCATTCAGTATGATTTTGGCATCGGCAATGGGACGTATAATTCAAATACACAGCTTTTTACAACAAAAGTATTAGAAAAACTTCCAGCAAATACTACTGCAAGGGATATTAAAACCATTGACGGTGTTACTACATGTTTATTAAAACCGAGAGAAATGTACATGAAAGACAGGCTTCATCCAATATCAGATAAGAGTGGAAATGCTAATAATAGGATTGCTACCTTATTAGCTTGTTGGTTAAGGTCTGTTTTTATTATTGATTAAATATACATTGATTAAATATTTGTAGAATAGGCTGGTAAACTTAACATTTAAACATTTTACTCACGAAATAAATGTCGTGAGTAAAATAAATTAAGTTTAATATACTTAATAAATGACTTATATTGTTGTATAAGTCATTTATTTTTTATATATTTGTGCCCATAAAATCATAAGTTATGGTAAGTAAGTATATAAACATAATTATAGTTGCATTAATAGTTTCTTTATCTATTGGCTCTTATATTTTATATACTAAGAACCAAAGATTGCAAGAAGAGTTATCTGTATCAATATCTAATGAAAAGGCATTTATTGCTGAAAACTCTTCACTAAGAGATGAGAATAGAGTATTTAAGTTTACCACAGAACAGCTCAACTATTACAATGATTCTATCTTAGAAAAGATGAATGAGGTCAGGAAGGAGTTAAAGATAAAGGATGATAATTTGAAACAGATGCAATATCTTTTATCTGAGGCTACAAAGAAAGATACAATAGTATTTAGAGATACTCTGTTCAGAGAACCTACATTAAATATAGATACACTTGTAGGAGATAAATGGTACCAAATGAGGCTTGGGCTTAAATATCCAAGTACAATTACTACAGACCCTAAGTTTGTTAGTGAGAAGTATATAATGGTGGACTATAAGAAGGAGACTATAAATCCTCCAAAGAAATGTTGGTTACTCAGGCTATTTCAAAAGAAGCATAAAGTAGTAGAAGTGAATGTTGTGGAGAAGAACCCTTATATTGAGAACAAACAACAAAGATTTATTGAAATTGTAGAATAATTATGATTGACTTAGGAATACTAATCACTGGAGGTATAGGGCTTATTACCACAATAGTCAGTGGCTGGGCATCATGGTTCTTTGCAAGAAAGAAGTATGATAGTGAAGTTGATAGTAACCTCATAAATAACATGAAAGAATCACTGGACTTTTATGAGAAGCTCTCTACTGATAATAGAGAGAGATTGGAAGAGGTACTAAAAAGAAATGCAGAATTGGAGCAGGAAGTAGAGGAACTTAGGAAACAGATGTTTAACCTTATGAGTTCCATATGTACTGACCTTACCTGCCAACTGAGAAAGAGAAACTTAAACCTTTTTAATGAGCATGGAGTTAATAGTGGACAGAAAATGGAAGAAGCAGAGCTACACCATAAGTAATCTTACTATTGATGGGAAGTGGTTTTGCAATGTACTTGAAGATGCTGATAGGGGGTTAGATGACTCTATGAGCATAGCTAAAATTAGGGAATTGAAAAAGCCCTCAATTACAGCTATCCCAAAAGGTACTTATGAAATTACCTTAGATGTTATCTCTCCTAAGTATTGTACTAATAGTTTTTACAAGCAAGTATGTAATGGTAAGGTACCAAGACTACTTAATGTAAAGGGATTTGAAGGCATACTTATTCATGCTGGCAATACTGACAAAGACTCAGCAGGATGTCTATTAGTAGGTGTCAATAAAGTTAAGGGTCAAGTAATAAACAGTAGAGAAACTTTCAAAGAGCTATACAAGCTCCTTAAAGACAAGCATGATAAAGGTGAAAAAATAACCATTAAAATTCTATAGTTATGGCAAAGAAATGTGGTTGTAAAGGAAAAGGTAAAGGAAGTTCCTGCTGATGGCTACTATGGCTATGGTTATGGTAGAAGAGACATCAATGGTAAGGCTAATGCAGGTCTTACTCTGATTATGCAGAACTGTTTAAGAACTGGTTTGGTGATGGTATAGAACAGAAGATAGTTGAATCTGCTATTGTATTCTGGTTTAAGGATGCAGATTGCAAAGCTGAAAACAAGGTAGTAGAATATCTTGGAGAATACTAATAAGATAAGGGTAAGAGATAATCTTACCCTTTCTTTTTGCCTATATTACAAGTATTTTATTTATATAGATAAAAGCAATTTATTTACTATATTGTAGATATGCAAAACTTTACTTACCTTTGCACTGTTTTAAGAACAAAAAGGTAGAAGAATATGGAAGAAGAACTTAGCTTAGATAACATCTTGGGAGCAGAGGAAATTGAGAATCTGTTTGTAGAAGATGAGGATACACAGGATACCCCACCTGCAAATGGGGAGCCTCCTAAGAAAGAGGAGGAACCAGATAATGATAAAGAAGAAACTACTGAGGTTGTTAATGTAGATAACTTGTTTACTGATACACCAGAGAGCGTAGGTAGTGGAAAAGAAAATACAGAGGAAAAGGAAGATACCACTCCTAAAGGGGATGGCACTTCTCCCAAAAACTTCTACTCTTCCATTGCCAAAGCCTTGAAAGAGGAAGGTATCTTCCCAGACCTTGATGATGAGGGTTTATCTAAGGTTAAAGACCCTGAAGACTTTAGAGATTTAATTGACCAACAGATAAAGGCAGGTCTTGATGAAAGGCAGAAAAGAATTGATGAAGCCTTGAATGCTGGAGTTGAACCTACAGAGATTAGAAAGTATGAGAATACTATAAACTTCCTTGATTCTATTAAGGAGGAGAATATCTCTGATGAAGGTGATAAGGGAGAAAAACTTAGAAAAGACCTGATTTATCAAGACTTTATCAATAGAGGTTATAGTAAGGAAAGAGCTGCAAGAGAAGTGCAAAAGTCTTTCAATGCTGGTACTGATATTGATGATGCAAAAGAGGCTTTGAAAAGTAATATTGACTTCTTCAAAGATAAGTATGATGAGCTTGTCAATGAGGCTAAGTCAGAAGCAGAACAGGAAGAGAAAGAAAGAAAGGAACAGGCTGAAAAGCTTAAATCATCAATCCTTAATGACAAGGATGTGTTTGGGGATTTATCAATAGATAAATCAACAAGACAGAAGATTTATGATAATATAGCTAAGCCTGTGTATAAAGACCCAGAGACAGGAGAGTACTTTACTGCTATCCAAAAGTATGAGATGGAGAACAGAACAGACTTCCTAAAGAACATTGGGTTACTTTTCACACTAACTGATGGCTTTAAGAACCTTGATGGTTTGGTGAAAGGTAAAGTAAAGAAAGAAGTAAAGAAAGGTCTTAGAGAGCTGGAACATACTCTCAACAACACAGCAAGAACCTCAGATGGTAATCTAAAGTTTGTCAGTGGAGTTGATGAGGACCCTGAATCTTTCATAGGAAAAGGGTGGAATCTTGATGTCTAAGCCTATAGTATAGAGTAAAATAACTGATAAATTAAATTATTTATGGCTGGAAAATTAGGTAAGTTTCAAATGGTAGGCTTCCAACACTGGAAGGGTCTTACTAAGGAAAACCACCTTGGTTCTATCTTTCAGTTAGCTCCACAGAAGGCTACAAACCTAATGGTGCAACTGTTGGCTTATTACAGAGGAAAGACACTTGACACATTCCTAAATCAATTCCCAACAAGAGAGTTTGAGGATGATAATGAATACTACTGGGATGTTATTGGCTCTTCAAGGAGAAACATTCCTCTTGTAGAGGCAAGAGATGAAAATGGTACTGTTGTTACAGATGCCAGTGGTATGATTGGAGTAGGCACTGCTCCCTTCTATTTGGTATTCCCTGAGGATTGGTTTGCTGATGGTGAGTACATTGTAGGTAATCTGAATGAAATCTATCAGTTCAGAATACTTGGAGACCCAAGAATGGAGGGTACTAATGCAGTGTATAAGGTAGAGCTTGCTGGTGGTAACACAGCAGGTGTTCCTGCTGAAAGACTGCTTGCAGGTGAGAGATTCTCAGTTGAAGCTGCATTTGTTGAGAAGGAGCTTTCAAGAAAGGTTGGTGATGTAAGATTTACAAGCCCTGTTTCTATGAGAAATGAGTGGTCTGTAGTAAGAATCCAACACAAGGTTCCAGGTTCTATGTTGAACAAGAAGCTGGCTGTAGGTATTCCTATTGTTAAGGAAACTGAGGGTAGATATACTAAGTCAGTTGCTACAATGTGGATGCACAATGTAGATTGGGAAGTAGAACAGCAATTCTCTGAGTACAAGAACAATGCACTTGCATTTGGTAGAAGCAACAGAAATGCCAATGGTGAGTACATGAACTTTGGTAAGTCTGGTAATGTTATTAAGACAGGTGCTGGTCTGTTTGAGCAGATGGAAGTTGCTAATACTATGTATTACAACACATTCAGCTTGAAGCTTCTTGAAGATGCTCTATATGAGCTTTCTGCTTCTAAGTTGGACTTTGGAGACAGATACTTCTTGATTAAGACTGGTGAAAGAGGTGCTATCCAATTCCACAAGGAAGTACTAAAGACAGTATCAGGTTGGGCACAATTTGTTCTTGACAACAGCTCTATTGGTGTTATTCAAAAGACTCAATCTAAGTTGCACCAAAACTCATTGAGTGCTGGTTTCCAATTTGTTGAGTATAAGGCTCCTAATGGTGTTAGAGTTAAGATTGATGTAGACCCATTCTATGATGACCCAGTAAGAAACAAGATACTCCATCCAAATGGAGGTGTTGCATTCTCTTACAGATATGATATTATGTACATTGGTACTATGGACCAACCTAATATCTTTAAGTGTAAGATTAAGGGTGATAATGAGTACAGAGGTTATCAATGGGGTCTAAGAAACCCATTCACAGGTCAAAAGGGTAATCCTTATATGTCATTTGATGAGGATTCTGCTGTAATTCACAGAATGGCTACTCTTGGTATCTGTGTTCTTGACCCAACAAGAACTATGTCACTAATCCCTGCAATTCTACAGGGCTAATGATAAAAGGGGAGTAGGATAAGCTCCTACTTCCCTTATTTTATTTCAAAAAGTTAAGGAGAAGATATGGCAGAAAAGAAAATGGAAGAGAAGGTGGATTATACTGTACCTGACTTTGATATAGACAATACAGAGACTCCACTTCAGGAAGTACCAAAAGAAGAGGCTACTATAAAAAGCCCTAAAAAGACACAAGAGAAAGTAGAGGTATCTGAAGATGCCTTAGTTAGTTGTCTAAGAAATGAGAGAATTATTGTAAGGCATGTGCCTAAGCTGACAGGTATGTGGGGTAATAACCCCAAGCATGTATTGTCAGGAGGTATGGCAGAAGGTGCAGTTAGAACATTTGTAGTACCAAGATTATCTTCAGGTATGTTTGTCAATGTCCTTACAGACAAGGAGAAGGCATTTCTTGAGGAAATAATGGGTCTTGAATATAATGCACTAAGTATTTATAGGAAGGTAGACAACTTCTGGGATGATTCTAATGAAAATGGTATCAATAAGGTAAGATTGACAAAGCAGGATAACTACTTCAATCTATCTGACCCAGAGGATTACATCAGATATAAGATACTATTAGCCAACAAGGATTATATTGCTCCTTCATTGCAGGCATTACAAGATACTCCTAAGGCTACTTACCAGTTTGTTATCATTTCTGAGGGTGAAGAGACTAAGGTTGCTAAGAACAATATGAGTACCACAATGATGTGCTACAAGGAGTTTGGTAAGATTGAAGATGATGTTGATACATTAAGAGTTATTATTGAGACTATTGATGGCAGACCTACATCACAAACTGCTAAACTTGAGTTCTTACAGACTAAGGTTAATAGCTTGATACAGGCTGATAGCAAGATATTCTTGAAGGTTATTACTGACCCAATGCTTTCTACAAAAGTTCTTATCAAGAGAGCTATAGAGGCAGGTCTGATTTCTAACAGGGGTAATTACCTATACTTGAGAAAGGATAATGCTCCACTTTGTGAGGCTAATGAAGAGCCTACATTGAATGTAGCAGCTAAATACTTAAACTCTCCTAAGCATCAAGAAGTTAAGTTTGCTTTGGAAGCTAAGCTGAAGTAGAAAAAAAAAAGAGTATGACAACACAGGAATTTTCTAATGAATTTGATGTTCTGTATAACAATATAATGAGCAATCAGGCTCCAGGTCTTGATGAGTATGAGAAGTCTGTCTTTTTAACTAAGGCTCAGTTGGAGATATTGAAGAATTACTTCAACCCCAAAGGCAATAAGTATGGACAGGGATTTGATGAGAATCCTAAGAGACAGGTAGACTTCTCTACTCTCATAACTGTTGCTAAGCCATCACAATATACTCCTGATGGGAGCTATGTTAAGTTTGATGATAGAAGCCAACTCTACAAGATGCCACAGGACATTCTACTTATGTTGAATGAAACAGGTATCAATACTGTAGATGGAGTTAAGAGATTGATTAGTATAATTCCTATGAATTATGAAGAGTATGCAAGACTTATGTCTAAGCCTTGGAAGCAGCCCCTAAAGAATCAAGGTTGGAGACTATTCCAATCTACTGGTGGGGTTGATTTTATCTCTGAGGTGGTTATTAAATATAATAGTTCTTTGACTGATTACAAGATTAGATATGTAAAAAGACCAAAGCCTATTATACTTGCAAATCTGGCTGATGAATATTCTAATGTATCCATTGAAGGAATAAATACAATCACAGAATGTGAACTGGACCCTATTCTTCACCCAGAGATTCTTCAAAGAGCAGTAGAACTTGCAAAGTCTGCCTATACAGGAGACTTGAAGAGTAGTGTAGAACTTGGTCAAAGAAGTGAATAATGACAACTGAAGAATTTTCTAATGAGTTTGACACCTTACTGAATAGCTATTCTACCATAGAGGCATTTGGAAAGACACCAAGCACTATTGAACTTGATGAATATGAGAAGTCTGTATTTCTCACTAATGCTCAAGAAGAGATAGTGATAGGTATGTATAATGGTAAGAATCCATTTGGAGACTCATTTGAGAGGACTGAGGAAATCAGAAGATACTTGAGTGACCTAATAAAGACTTACACAACTACTGACAAGAAAGTAGGATATACAGGACTATCCAAATCCTCAGTATTCTTTGAATTACCTGATGACTTATGGTTCATAACCTATGAAGCAGTTAATTTGAAAGATGATGGATTAGGATGTATGAGTGGTGAAGACATCTCTGTAATACCAATTACTCAGGATGAGTACCATAGGATAAGGAAGAATCCTTTCAGAGGTACTAATGAAAGAAGAGCTTTAAGGCTTGATTTGAGTGGTAAGGTAGTAGAGATAGTATCAAAGTATAATGTGGAGAGTTATCTTGTTAGATACCTTTCAAGACCTGCTCCAATTATATTAACTGATTTGACAGATAACCTGTCAATCAATGGTATAAGTGTAAAAACAGAATGTGAATTGAACCCTGTAATACATAGAGCTATACTTGAGAGAGCAGTAAAACTTGCCATCATAAGTAGGGTTCCAAATACAGGAAAAGAATAAAACTATTGTATAATTTAATATTAAATTAAAATGGCAACATTTAGTACAAATCAAGTAAGACAGCTTTATGTAGCAAAAGCACTGAAGACTCCTCATGTACTTGCATCAGATGCTGCTGGCTCTATTGCAGTAAAGAATGATACTGCAAAGAATCATCTGTACTTTGAATATAAGGGTGCTGACAACTTGATGAGAAGTGACCTAATTGACATCAAGAATATCCTTTATGCTAAGGCTACTGATGCTGATGCTATGGCACATGAATTGAAGTCAGTTACTGTGACTCTTGACACCAATGTTAATGGTGGTGCTCCTGTAGCTGGACAGGATTATATCCTGAGAATTGCATTCAGACAATATGTAGGAATGTCAGATGAAGACCAGTACTTCAAGTATGGTATGGTTCATGCCTATGCTGGTATGGATGCAGATGAGTTCTATAAGGTTCTTGCATTATCAATTGCTAAGAACTTCAGTAGAGAGGTAGTACCTCTGATTAAGATTGAAGTACATAGTAAGGCTACTAAGAGCAAGGGAGGATTTGACTCTAATGGTTACATGGTTGTAACTCCTACTACTAAGGATAATGGTAAGAGTGATACTACTAACCCATACTATGCAACAGATACCCTTGTAACTGATATTAATAGTATCAGAATTACTGAGGTAGAGCAGCCTTGGAGATTAGGTGTTATGGCACAGACTCCTGTGTACTTTACAGTACAGCCTACAACAGTTCTTGTAAGTGGTGATGAGAGAATCTGGGGTACTGTTACAGATAATGAAGATGCTGGTACAATTGACAATGGTAAGAAGATTGCAGACCTTGAGTACTTCTGCATGGGTGAGAGAGGTGATATTTATAGAGGAGTTGGATTCCCTAACAATATTCCTACTACTTATCTTGTAGACCCAACTGTTAAGTATAATGTGATTGACATCCACTATGCTTATGTAGGTAGCAATGAGAGTGTACAAAAGTCTGAAAAGACAATCACTCTTGTAGTACCAAAGGTAGGAGCTAATAATCAAACAAGTAACAAACTTGCTAATAATATTATCTCTGCAATTAATACTGCTACAGGTTTAACTATAGCTACTCTTGATGTGTCAGCAGGCTAAACAAATTTATAAGGGAGGCTATTAAGTCTCCCTTTCTTTTTATATAAACATTTGATTATGGTACAATTTAATGAGTTAAGAATAACCCCTGATGGGCAAAAGCTGATTATAGATGTATCTGTCAAGGACTTAGAGTATTACACAAATGTATATCTTGATACTATACAGATAGATACTCAAGACACTTTTGTTGAGTCTGGTCCAAGTAGTGAAGTTGTATATACAGAAGTTATAGGAGGAGATACCAAGTCAGTCAGATTAGAACTGGGAACAGGAGACCTATTACCAACTCTTAATGACAATCTTTTCTTTGTGTATATTAGGACTAAGGGCATACCTGCTGCAAATACTCCTTGTGGGATGGATAATATTACTACATTAGGAGTTGTATCTAACCTTTATCCTCTGTACCAACATGCCTTTAGTTACATTAAAGAACTGAGTGATACTTGTTCTATTCCTAAGAACTTCATTAACTACATACTTCAATATAAGGCATTTGAACTTGCTATAAAGACAGGTCATTATACTGAGGCAATAAAGTATTGGAAGAGATTCTTTATGGGAATTAAAGACTCAGTGATAACCCCTAATTGTGGATGCTATGGACAAGGTACTTAATGAATCACTTACAAGATATTTCAATGTCCTATCAAAGTTAGGATATATGAGTTATTCAGAGGTAGATAAACTATTAGTGCTGATATTCATATATGATTTGCTTGAAAGTGATTGTAAGTCCTTTATAACAGAAGAAGAATATAGAATTTTAGATAGTGCCCTGTATTGTCCATATGGTTCTACTTGCTTAATACCTTATCCTGAGTATATAGCAAACACTTCAATCTCCTGTACAGGCAAGTCAGTATAATTATTACATTAATACTTCTGACATAAAAATAGTAAAATCCTTGTGTAACTGATAATAATTACTTATCTTTGCACAAGGATTTTTAGTTATAGTAAATAATGATGTTATGAGTACATATAAAGAATTAACCTACATGGTACTTGATGAATTAAAGCTGTACTCAGATGATGCCCTATATACAGAGGAACATGTTATGTTCCTGCTTGGCAAGTATAGGACATTCTTACTGAAACAGAGATATTCAGATGTAAAGAAGCAGATACCTGAGAGTAACTATCAGACTATATGCTTGGATTTAATTGAGGTACCTGCTATATCAGGTGAGCCTTGTGAAGGTGGTTCTTATCTAAGAAGTAAGGAGAAGATTCCTTTCCTAATGAAGATAGGTAATCCTATGGTGTACCCAGTTGATTATTATCAAGGGGAGATTACTTATGTAAGTAGGGAAAGAATGAGATATGTAGGGTATAATAGGTACCTGAAGAATATTATCTATGCTTCTATTGGTCCAGATAATTACCTATACTTTAAGTCTTTCAACCCACAATACCTATACCTTGAAAAGGCAAGGATGACAGGTATATTTGAAGACCCACAGGCTGCATCAGAGTTACAGTGTCCTGATGATAATGGTGATACAGTATGTGATGTATTGGATAAGACTTTCCCTATTGAGGATGCTCTTATACCTCCTATGATTGAACTTGTAGTCAAGGAATTATTGGGTGCTGAATACAGACCTAAAGATGAATCTAATGATGCAAAGGATGAGTTGTCAGAAGTAGCAACTAAATAGTGAGTATGGAGTCTTGTCAAGAAGAGAAAGATAAAGGATTGGTTGATTTCCTAAACTCCATTAAAAAAGTGAATGAGCCAAGAGTTCACAAGGTTAGAGGCTCATATGGTGTATATGATGCCTATAAGTGGATAAGAAAGAATAGTTGGCTCAATATAGGAAGGTGTCTTACAGAACATGAGTTCTATAGCATTATAAGGAAAGTCAATGATTACTTAGCTGATAGTTTCCTTCATGGAAATGATATTAAGTTACCACACAGGATGGGTAGAATAGAGCTAAGGAAATATGATGTGAGGGTTAGTTTTGATGGTGAGAAAGTCAAGACTAATCTACCTATAGACTGGGATAAAACTCTTAAATTATGGTATGAAGATGAGGAAGCCTATAAGGAAAAAACACTGGTTAAAGTGGAGGAAAAAGAAATCTTTAAGGTCTACTACAATAAACAATTAGCAGACTACAATAATCAGGTCTTCTATGAATTTAATGTCAATAGAGAACTGAAGAAGAGATTAAAACAAAGGATAAAAGAAGGAAAGATAGATGCTTTCAAGATATAATTATGGTAAAAGAATATAACTACATAAATATAAGAGAGGCTCTAAGTAGAGTACTAAGGCATCCTCTTCTTCAAGATGTAACCCTTGAGCAAGCTGTGCAATATACCATTGACTTTATTGGTATATTTGGTATGCCAAAGCTATATCAAGATAAAGAGGAGGTTCTTCATATAGAGGACTTTAGGGCTAAGTTACCATGTGATTTAGTCTCTATTAACCAGATTAAGGAATGTAAGACTGGTGTATGCCTTAGAAGCATGACAGATAATTTCATGCCAAGAGAGCATTATGATAGGAGTGCTGGCTACAAGATACCACAGGAATTGTCCTTCAAAACACAAGGACAAGTACTATATGTATCCTTCAAGACAGGAGATGTATCAGTGTCCTATAAGGCAATTCCAGTAGATAAGGATGGATTTCCACTACTTATTGATAACCCTGTATTCCTGAAGGCACTTGAGGCATATATTAAAAGAGAAGCATTTACCATTTTATTTGATATGGGTAAGATTGCACCTGCTGTATTACAGAATACCCAGCAGCAATATGCTTGGTTGGCTGGTCAATTGCAGAGTGAATTTACCATCCCATCACAATCTGAGATGGAAAGTATATCAAGAATGTGGAATACACTCATACAAAGAACAAGTGAGTTTAATAATGGATTCTCATCTCTTGGTAATAAGGAATACATTAAATTACAATAACTATGCAGAAGGTTGTACAATTCAAAACAAAAGGAATGCAGAGGGACTTATCAGCTTCTGCATTTAACTCTGACTATTCTTATGAAAACAAGAATGTTAGAGTAATGCCAACTGATGAGAGTACTCTGCTTAGTTTGATAAATGAGAAAGGTAATAAGAAGTCAAATATAGCAGGTGTAGGAGACCATATTAAAGGTATTCCTATTGGGCAGGCTTTAGTTAATAATGAGCTTATTATCTTTGCTGCTGGGGATGATGATTATAGATTAGCAGATATAACTCCTGATATATTCGAGGCACCTGATATATTTCCTTGTGACATTCTTATTACTGACCTTACTGCTGGAGAAGATACTGCAAATGATATTACTCCTGACCTAAGTTCTATTGGGGATATTACATTTATAGATTGCCCATACAAGTTAAATATAGATGTAGATTCTATGTTGGATGATAGAATCTATAAGCTATGGTTCAACAATGGTGCATTAACTGGAAAGAGACTGTTTAGAGGAGACTTAGGATTTAATTATAAGCATCCTATAGAAACTATTTCCTTCTATGAGAACACTGATATTAGAAAGGTATATTGGACTGATGGTTTGAACCAGCCAAGAGTAATTAACATAGCTGCTGCATCTGATGTAGTAAGCAAATGGAATACTGATTCATTCAACTTTGTGAGAACACTTAATCTTAATGAGGAAGTAACCATTGAGAGAAATATTGTAGCCAATGGTAGCTTTGCCCCTGGGGTTATACAGTATGCTTTTACTTACTTCAATAAGTATGGTCAGGAGAGTAATATCTTCTATACTTCTCCACTCTACTATATCTCATATAATAATAGAGGTGCAAGTCCTGAAGATAAGGTAAGTAACAGTTTCAATATAGAAGTAGTTAATGTAGACAGGAGGTTTGACTATATCAGAATATACTCAATACATAGGACAAGTATAAATGCAACTCCAGATGTTAGGAGAGTTGTAGATTTGGCTCCTCCTACAGGAAGGTCAAATTATAAGCTTAGTAGCTATGAGATTAATCTCCCAGCTAATAAGATGACTATGTATAGGATAGGTAGTGGTGCTGAAAAGACACTTGACCAATATGAGCCTTCTTACTCAGGGTCAAACTATAAGTCTTGGACTTTTGATACTAATGAGTATTATGGCATAAACTTTGGTGGTGACTATCTGACTTGGGGTACAGGTACATCATTTATTATTACTATTACTAATGGTAATAGGGCAAGTATGCAATTGGCTAATAGTAGTAATATGACTGGTGCTCTTAGTATTGCTAAAGTTACCTACACTGATAATGGCTCATCAGGAGATTCAGTAGACCCTACTGAGTTATTATATATAGGAGGTGAGGAAGTAGTATTTGGTACAATGGCTCAAAAGGATAACACTCTATTCCTTGGAGATATTGAAACAAAGAGAAAGATTCTTGACTCTACTATCAGGAACTACTTCAAAGGTAAGAATATTACCTTCTCTACTTATAATAAGAGTATAAGTTCTCCAGAAGCTAAAGGCTACTATCCCTACAGTAACCAGCTCAAAATGAACTCTTATCAGTTCAAGACATTTAAGTACCTTGAGTATTACAGATTTGGTATTCAAGCTCAACACTATACAGGCAAGTGGTCAGGACCTATATGGATTAATGATGTCAGAAACACTACACATATAGATACTACTTTCTATAATGATAGCAAAATAGGATTGCCAGTAGCTGAGTTTACACTAAATGATGCTACCATTATTAATAGATTTCTTGATAATGGATATATTAGGATAAGACCTGTTGTAGTATATCCTACTATCAATGATAGAGAGGCTGTATGTCAAGGTATTCTGTGTCCTACAGTATATAATGTATCAGACAGATATGGTAACTCTCCTTTTGCACAATCATCTTGGTTTACAAGACCTAATGCACCATTTGATGAATATAAGGCTTTCCATTATAATCAGAATAGTGAAGGTGATTGGGGTGGAGACTGGGTAGGATTAGGACAATTCTTAGGAGACCCATCTGCATATTCAAGGGCAGGTATCATGTCTAATAACAGGACTATAGTTACTTCAGGAGAGACACAATACAATATTGATATAGTCAATAAAGGAGCTTGGGCAGAGTTTAGACATAATAGACCTATCCCAGGTAATGATAACAGGAATGCAGAAATCCAATGTATTTGGAATCCTCCTTCTGGTCCTTATGTTAATGATACTGCAACTGACTCAGATGTTGCAAGTTGGGTGTCTAACAATGCAGAGAATTACTATATTGACCAATCAATATTAACTTTCCACTCACCTGACATTGAGTTTGATAATGAAGTGAGAAGTATTGATACATCAGGATTGAAGCTAAGAATAGTGGGTATGGTTCCCTTAACTGCATTTGCTTCAGATATTGACATTCAAACTTCTACTCCTGTTAATAACTTCTATGATAGCTCAGAGCTACCTGCTGGGTTCTACAAGGAGCCTATAGGTGTAGAGAATGATTTTAGTTATGAAGGACTTGGGTCGCATCTTGGTGATTCTCACTTTGGATGGAGAGGATTGATTTCTGGAGCATTCTGGTTTGATGAATTGACTGCATACAAGGAGGATACAGGTAATACTCACCATTATACTACTGGATTTGTTGTATATCCTTGGCATAGAAATGGCTCACTTAATAATACTAAGTTTGCTACTGATGGATATAGGTCAGCTATGCTTGACAAGAAGAAGATGTCTAATATGAGATATTCATATAAGTCAGTCTACTTGGATTCAGGTAATATATGGAATGCTTATGTAAGTGGTAATGGTACAAGGACTGGCATATCAGGAGTTGCAGTATTTGATTCTAATGAGGTATCACTTGTTAGATTGCCTGCACAGGAGAACTCAGGTCTTACAGATATTAACTACTATGGCAATGTAGACAAGCTTCTCACTATCTCAAGAATTGGTGATAAGAAGGATGGTTATCCTATTATGACTACTGGAGTTCAAAGTGCAGAGACTAATGCACACACACTATTCAGTAGTGGCTATATGCAGGTAGATAGTAAATTCACTGACCAAATCACAGGTACTGACCCTGTTAGAATCAAGTATAAGTCTACTCCTCATGCTGTATTAGCTCTAAACTATACTACATCAGGTGCTCAGAGGATATTGCCTAACATCAAAGATGGTGATTATAATGATACTTGGTTTGTAAATGCACAAAACTCAGGTGCTCCAAGTGGACAACACATGTATTGGGATAAGTCAGGAAGTACCAAGAGTGTATCACAGGATACTATTATTACTGGTGCTCCAAGAGGTCCTATATCTGCTGTATCAAGTATTCAACATGGATGGCTATGGTTAGGAGAGTTATATAATGATAATGTACAGAATAGGTTTGGTGGTCAGACAGAAGAAGCCTTTGAGAATAATGTATGGCTGCCTTGTGGAGACCCAATCTCTCTTGTAGATACTAACAATGGAGTTAAGAGTAGTGTTACTCTCAGATGGGAAGAAGGTGATACCTATTTCCAAAGATATGACCATATCAAGACTTATCCTTTCACTCTTGAAGACCAGAATGCAGTAACTGATATTGTATCATTCATGTGTGAAACAAGGGTAAATATTGATGGTAGGTATGATAGGAACAGAGGACAGACAAGTAATTTCTCAATTACTCCTGAGAACTTTAACCTGATGAATGGTGTATATTCTCAACCTAATAACTTCTTCAACTACAGGACAATTAATCCAAACAAGTTGAACTTGGATAACTTCCATAATTCAATTACTTGGACTAAGACTAAAACTGCTGGAGAGCTAATTGATACTTGGACTAACATTACCCTTGCATCTACTCTTGACCTTGATGGGGATAAGGGAAATGTAAGGGCACTAAGAAGGTTTAACAACAATATACTTGCTTTCCAAGATAGAGGTATCAGCCAAATCCTGTACAATGAGAATATGCAGATTTCTTCTACTGATGGAGTCCCTATTGAGATTGCAAACAGTGGGAAAGTTAATGGTAAGAGATATATCTCTGATAGAATAGGATGTACTAATAAATGGTCCATGTGTGAAACATCTAATGGTATCTACTTCATAGATGACATCACAAAGGGAATATTCTTATTCAATGGTCAGTTAGATAATCTATCTGACAGATTAGGCTTCCACTCTTGGATTAATAAAACCTCTGATAGTATAGATATATGGAATCCAGTAGACTTTGATGGGTTTGTTACCTACTATGATAAAGTTAATGGTGATGTATTCTTTATTAGCAAGGATGAGTGTTTAGCATTCTCTGAGCCATTAGGTCAATTCAGCTCATTCTATAGTTATGAGAAAATGCCTTACTTCACTAACCTTGAAGACAGGGGAATTGCTCTTAATGTTGAAGGTGCAGGTACACTGTATAGACCTTGGCTGCATAATGAAGGAGACTATAATATGTTCTTTGGAGTATATCAGCCATTCTATACTACCATAATAGCTAATCCAGATATGCCTGTAGACAAGATATTTAATAATCTTGAGTTCAGGTCAGATAGCTGGGACAAGAATGGTAATCTGCTTAACACAACATTTGATACTCTAACTGTATGGAATGAGTATCAACAAGGAACTTCTACTCTAAACAATATCTTAGGAAGACCTTCTGACTTGAAGAAGAAGTTTAGAATTTGGAGAGCTAATATACCAAGAGCTAAAGCAAATGGTAGAGATAGGATGAGGAATCCTTGGTTATATATCAAGTTATCTATGGAAGGAGAGAATGTAAATAAGACTGTATTGCATGATATGATTGTGCACTACTTTGAGTAATAATAGGGGGAAGGTAAGTTTATTACTTATCTTCCCTTTACTTTTTGGATAATATCCTTGTATAATTCAAATACTTTGTTTATCTTTGCAAACAAATTAGTATGATATGGCTAAAAGAAAAGTTATAAGAAAGTCTAACAGACCATTTACATACAACCCTCATTACTATGCTTGGGGTGGTGATTTCAAGGCTGCTATGGGTGGCACAGGAGCATTTGACCTAAAGAATACTTTTAGTGGAGGCAATGTTGCTGGAATGCTAAAAGGAGGTTTGGCAAGTGGCATAGGTAGTGCAGTAGGTAATATTGCAGGTGGTGCTATTGGAGGAGGACTTGAGTCAGGTGTAGGTAGTGCAATTAGTAATATTGGAGGCACTATAGGTAGTGCAGTAAGTGCAGTTAATCCTATACTTGGAGGCATTATATCTGCTGGTTCAGGCATTATTGGAGGTCTTACAAATAGAATGTTTGGCTCCAAGTTAAATGAAGAGAAAATTGCTGAAGTTGAAGGAAGTAATAAAGCTATAAATACTGTTATGGTAGATAACAGTAGTGCTGATTCAGTTATGTACCAGTGGGCTAATCAAGACTTTGGGGCAGATTTCTCCAAATCAGATATTGGTAAAGATGGTTGGTTTAGCAATAAGGCTAAAAACAAATATAAGGAATTAAAGAAGCAACAGGATATTGCAAGGAATAGGGCATTGACTTCTTATGAGAATGCAGCAGATGCAGCAGATACTCAGTCTGACCTTAATGCTATGGCAAGTTTTGCTGCTTTTGGTGGTCCTCTTGGTATATGGGGAGGATATGGAAGTGAAGCAATAGGCTATGAGTTAGCCAAAGAGAACTTAGGTATTAAGGCTCTTAATGCTGCAAATAAAGGCAAGCTGACTTCACTACCTAATTCATTTGAATCATCAGAATTGAATACCTTTGCTAAAGGAGGCAAGATACATATCAAGCCTGAGAATAGAGGTAAATTCACCAAGTATTGTGGAGGTAAAGTTACTTCAGAGTGTATTGCAAGGGGTAAAAGAAGCAGTGACCCTGCTGTAAGAAAGAGAGCTACTTTTGCTGCTAATGCAAGGAAGTGGCATCATGCCTTTGGAGGAGATTTACTTACTCATGGTGCTGAGTGGGATAATGGTCTTAGAATAATTGGTAATGGTGGAACCCATGAGGAGAATCCAATGGAAGGTGTACCTATGGGAATGGATGCAGAAGGAACTCCTAACCTTGTAGAGCAAGGAGAGGTAATCTTCAATGACTATGTATTTAGTAACAGAATGTTTGCTGATGGTGGTCTATTAGAGAGTTTCAATCTTCCAAAGTCTTATGATGGCTACTCATTTGCTGCAATAGCAGAGAAGCTGGGAGAGGAGTCTAAGGAGAGACCTAATGACCCAATAAGCAAGAGAGGACTTCTAAGTTCTATGTCCAGACTACAGCAAGCCCAAGAGACTGTAAGGCAACAGAATCAAGTAGGTCAAGAAGGAGTACAATATGCTCATGGTGGTAGAATGGGTACATTATTTGATGGTCTTGGTGATATGCCTAACTTCTTAGATGGTGTAGATTATGGAGATTGGCAAGACTATGGTACTTTATTGGAACCTATCAGTGCAGAAGATGTATGGAATGAATCTATGGCAGGTGCTGATGAGGGTGATAAAGGGAATAATAATAGCAAGCTGACTTGGCTAAGATATGCTCCTGTAGTAGGTGCTGCAATAGGATTAGGTCAGAACTTATTTAGTAGACCAGACTATACAAGTGCAGATACAATACTTGAAGCAGCTAATCAAGCAGGTAATTATACTCCAGTAGGATATACTCCAATAGGTAACTATTTACAATATAGACCTTTTGACAGAAACTTCTATTTGAATAAACTTAATGCACAGGCAGGTGCTACAAGAAGGGCTATTATGAATACTACAAGTCCTTCAAGAAATGCAGCCTTGCTTGCAGCAGATTATAATGCTCAAGGTAGGTTAGGAGACCTTGCAAGACAGGCTGAAGAGTATAACTTGGCACAAAGACAAGCTGTTGAGACCTTTAATAGAGGCACTAACATGGCTAATGCTGAGATGGGACTCAAGGCTGCAATGGCAAATCAAGAAGCTGCATTAAAGGCAAGAAGTTCAAGACTAAGTGGTGTTGCACAGGCTATGGCAGTAAGAGATGCTGTTGATGCAAGAAGAGGTGCAAGTATGAGTGCTAACCTTACTAACTTCTTTAATTCTCTTGGAGATATTGGTAGAGAAGAGTATAGTAGAAACATGATTATGAGTAATCCTGCACTATACTACTCTATTGATAGCAAGGGTAATGTTACATATAAGAATGGATATGAAAGTCTTAGTGAAGCAGAGAAGAAGGAAGTAAGAGATGCTGCCAATAAAGCTAAGAAAAAGAAAGCTAAGGGTGGTTATTTAACTATTAAGAAGAAGTAATATGGCTAATTATAGTTTAGTAATAAATTCACAATTCAAGCCATTCTCTTATCAAGAGATGCTGGCTCCAACCTTGATGGCTACTCAGGCTCATCAAGAGTTGGAGAACCAGTATGGAGAGCTTGCTACTAAGGCAAGTGTATGGGAGGAAATGGCTAATGAACAGACTGACCCTTATGCTTACAAGATGTACAAGACCTATGCAAATGACCTTGAGGAACAAGCAGGTCAATTAGCAAGAGAAGGACTTAATGCTGCAAGTAGAAGGGATATGCTCAATATGAGAGCAAGATATAGTAAGGAGATAACTCCTATTGAACAAGCCTATACAGCAAGACAGAAACAAGCAGAAGAACAACAAAAAGCACTCCTTCAAGACCCAACATTGATGTTGAGTAGAAGAGCTGCAACTACAAGTCTTGATGATTATATAAGGAATCCTCAATTAGCTTATGAAGCATATTCAGGTAAGTTAATTACTGCACAGGCTGCAAGTGCTGCATCTGCATTGGCTAAGGAAATGCAAGAGAAGCCAAGGAAGTGGAGAAGTATCTTAGGTAATTCATACTATGAGACAATGATGCAGAAAGGCTTTAGCTCTCAAGCAGTATTACAGGCTATACAGGATAATCCTAATGCTGCTCCTCAACTTACAAGAATTGTTGAGGATGCTATTAATTCAAGTGGGGTTAGGAACTGGGGAGACCAAGCTACTATTGCAAGGGCTATTGACTATGCTAAGCAAGGTCTATGGAGTGCAGTTGGTGAGACTCAATACCAGACTCTTGATAATTGGAGAGCTAAGATGGCTGAACAAGAAGCTATGCAGATTAGGGCAGAGAAAAGAGCTGCTGCAAGAAAGGCAGAAGAGCAGAGACAAGCAAGGCTTAATAACTTAGCCATCAATCCTCTGAACATCTATAGTAGCAGAGAACTAAGCAAGGAAGAGAAGAAGTACAATGATGATATGAAGAAATACTCTAAGTACTTCTACAAGGAGAATGGTCAGTGGAAGATGAATCAAGAGGGATGGAAAGCTTACAACAGTAAGAAATATATTCCAGGGACAGTATCTCCATCAACAGGTATTCCAGTAACTCAGGGTCAATTTGTTGATTCTGACTTCAAGAGATTTATTGATAGATTAGGGGGTAGAGGTGCTGTAAGTTCTGATAGTTTTGGTCCTAATCAAAGAGTAAATGTTGGAAGATTATGGGGTAAATATGCTGATGACTCTCCAGCAGCAAGAACTGCAAGATATGATGCTACAAGAGTTACTGAGTATGACTATCCTATTGCAGGTGCCCAACAGGGTGATATGAAGGATGCTATTATGACTGCTGGTAGAGGATTAAGTCTGAAAGAAGTAGATTATGATAGCAAGTCTAAGCAATTCAAGGATACAGGTGAGGAAATCACTATGGAAGACTTGAAGAGTGATAAATACAAAGTAACTGCTACAAGATTCAGTCCTTATGGTACTACTGTAATGATACAAGATGACAAGGGTAATGTGAGAAGATTTAGGATGCCTGCTGGTGTCAATACAACTAATGAACAGAATAGAGATAGGGCAATGGCTGCTGCAAATCAATGGCAGCAAGTAGTTAATACAGGACAATATACTGATGCAAGAGGAAATGTACATCAGGCTACTCCAGATGAAATTACTTATGCACAGCAACAATATGCACAGGCTATACAGCAAGCATACTTATTCCATTCTCAATTAGGAGTACAGAATAAGACAAAAGAACAAGAGTTTAATTCTTATGGATATTAAGATATGGCAAAAGAAACTAAAGTAAAGGATATAGATATTACTAAGAGTGGTCCAATGACTTTCAGAGATTTGCAGGAAGCAAATCAAGAGCCATACACTAACCTTAGTCCTGAGTTTCAGTCATTCAGCATGAATGTAGGAGCAAATACTGCTCCTACTTCATTGTATGATGCAAGGGCACATGGTGAGCAAATGGTTGCAACTTCATTAGAGGGAACTGCTACACCTTGGGGTGAGAGCATGTTTGATGAGCCTACTGCAACTGAAGCACAGTTTCAGGAGTTAGGGGATATAAGAGCTAATAACCAACCTTGGTATGCACAGATAGGAGCAGGTCTTGCTAAGGGTGCTATACTTGCAGGTACTACTTTCCTTGATGGTACTGTAGGTTTGATATTTGGAGCTGGCACTGCAATAGGTGAAGGTAGATGGTCTGGTCTTTGGGATAATGATTTCTCTAAAGCTATGCAGTCTGTTAATGAGTGGTCTGAGCAGGCATTACCTAACTATTATACAAGGGCAGAACAAGAGCAGCCTTGGTATGAAAATATCTTCACTGCTAACTTCTTAGGTGATAAGTTTATCAAGAACTTAGGTTTCACAGTAGGTGCTTTCTACTCTGGTGGTGTCACAGCTGCTGGATTGAAGGTAACTAAGCTACCTCAACTCATTGGTGCTATTGCTAAGTCTTCAAAGGCTCCAGCAATAGTTAATACTGCTGTGGGTGCTACTATTTCAGCAGTAAATGAGGGTAGAATTGAAGCACTCAATAATAGTAAGGATTGGTTTGAGCTTCATAAAGCACAGCTTGATGACAGTCTAAGGGAAAGGTTAAATGCAATACAGGCTGAATATGAAGCTAATGCAGGAAAGGAACTTGTAAGAAGTGGTGTAGAGGGTAATCAATTTGTAGACCCAGCTTATGTAAAGTATCAGGATGCTATTGCAAAAGAAAGAGAGGCTTACAATGCAGCACTTGGTAAACTGAATGAAGATAGATTGAAGATGGGTAATGCAGACTTGCTTATGAATATACCTATCCTTACTGCATCTAATATAATCCAGTTTGGTAAGTTATATGCCAATGGATTCAAGACTGCAAGAAAAGCTACCAATATAGTAGGTAAGGCAGGAGAATATACTGCTGGTACTACAAGGTTAGGTGCTGCTACTGCAATAACAAAGGGTGCATTATCTGAAGGTACTGAGGAAATGGCACAAGGTGCTGCAAGTAGAATAGCAGGTAACTATTATTCTACTGATGTAAATAACTTCTATAAGTCAAAGACTGACCCAGAGTCTGCACAAGAGACTTTGAGTTGGACCAAATCATTTGCTGAGGGAATCAATGAAACAGTAAATGATGGCTCTGTATGGGAAGAGTTCTTTATTGGTTCTTTGACAGGTGCATTAGGTATGCCAAGATTCAGAGGTGTAAGGAATGCACAGGGTGGCATTCAGTCTCCTATTACTATTGAAGGTGGTGCCATAAATGAGTGGAGAGATTATAATGAGAAGATAGCAAGAGAGAATGAGATTGCTAACTACATGAATAGCAGGATAAACTCTCCTGAATTTAAGAACTACTATCAAGGTCTTATCAGGCATAATAAGTATCAGAATGATATGAATAGAGCTGCTGAGGAAGGTGATGAGTTCAGCTTCAAGAATGCAGAACATGCTCAATTAGTATCTGATATTGCCATGTTTGATAATGCAGGTAGAATGGAAGACCTCACTACCTTAATTAACACAGCATTTGATACATCAGATGAAAATCTTGCCTCTATTGTGGAAAACACTACAACTACTTTTGAAGATGGTTCTAAGGTAGGTCCATTTGTTGATAAGAATGGTAATCCTATGTATGCTACCCCAGAAGGCAAGCAGGAAATGATAGAGAAGTTGCAGCAGAACCATGATGAAATGACCAATACTATCAACAATTATCTGAAGATAAAAGATGAGCTTGATATTAAGACAGGTCAGCAATTATCAGATGACCAGCTTGAAGAATTGACTTGGATGAAGTCTCAGATAGGCAATTGGTCTGAGAGAGCAACAGCCATGTCTGGAGAAGTAAAATCTGCAATAGGCAGTGTATTAGGTAACTTAGATTCATTCCTTAGATTTAATGAGCAGATAAGAGATTTTGAGGGTCAAACTCATGCTGATTTAACTGATAGATACAGACAGGCAGATGAGAATGTAAGAGCTATTCAAGGTGCAATAAATACTCTTAATCTTGTAAGAAGTCAGGATGATAAGACATTGGCTCATACATTGGCAACTAATCCTAAGTTTGTAGATGGTCTTGTTAAGGAGATTAATGAGGTAGATGAGACTGTACTTAGTGCAGATGAGAAAGAAGATATTACAACTAAGCTGAATGATATTGTTAAGTTAGGTAATGCCTCAAAGACATATAATGCAAAGCTGAAAGAGTATCTTGAAAATCCTCAAAAGCAAGCAGAAGACCATGCAAGAGCTGATGAGCAAGCTGTGCAACAAGAAACTAAGAAGAAGTCTGATGACTTGAAAGTATCTTTGAATGCTGCACAGAATTTACAGGAGTTCAGAGGCATCATAGATACCCAAGATGATATAGAGAATAAGGATAGAGTTCTAAAAGAACTTGAGGATGAAGGTAGTGAGATGGCTAAGAACTACAGAGAAACTTCACAATACAATAATGAGGTGAGGAGAGTTCTTAATGAGTCAGATGCAGAACCACAGGTTAAGCAAGATGCCATGAAGCTCCTTCAAGACCAGTTCAATAACTCTGAAAATCTTGAACAGTTAGCTAATCCTAACTCAATTTATATTAATAATGAGAATGCCTTTGATGAAGATTCTGAGGGTGATGTTGAGTTGTCTGCAACAAGATTCCAAGAGGCTCAATATGCTTTGCAGAATGCAATGTCTCAGGTAAATAATGACAATAGATTCAAGGATAGATTCTCACCTGAATATAAGAAGCCTGTAGAGAAAAGAGAGGGGACTGTAAGAGGTGATGATAGAAGAGATACTACAGGAGACAGTGGTACATCTACTACTCCTACTGTAACAAGTAGTGAGGATTTACCTACAACAGAATTACCTGTAGGTAATATAACTGCTGAAATGGTTAATGAGGAGAATAAGAAAGCCAATGAGAGGGTAGAAACTCCACAAAGACCAAGCAGAGATACTCTCAATCAGTTCTATAGACCTGCTATACCTGAACTGCATATAGAGGCAAGTAAGGAAGGGGACTTTAGACCATTTGATATTGTAGTAAGTGAAAGAGAAAAGAATGTAGACTTCTCTGGCATTTATGGCTATCTAAGAGACCAAGGAGCATTCAGATATGTAAATGAGGGTAATCTAAAAGCAGGTGATGAACTTGGCTTTATGATTGACCCAGACTATAATGAGAATACAATTTTCATTGTAGACAAGAGAAACAACCAAGTAGTAGGTAGTTTGGATGAGTCTGATTATAGTGTTTCAAGGTATGAGGGCTTGAAGGGTCTTGAAGAGAAGATAAGAAGTGAGTATGCTAACAGGCAAAATAAGACTGGCAAGTTCATTGCCACACCTGTTACAAAGGTATCTAAGGTAATGGTAGGTAGAGTTCCTTATGGTAATACTGAAAGGAGTTTATCCGAAATACCTAATGTATCCTCAACAGACAGAAAGCCTATCTTTGGTATTATAAAGAATGGTGTTCTTACCACTAATAGTAAGATTGATGATAGTCTTATTATCAAGCCAGTGGATATGAGCCAAAAGGAAGGTAGATTATATCTGCTTATACCTAATGGAGCTGGTAAGTATTCTCCTGCTGCTGTAAGGGTTAAGCACTTCAACAATGAAGAGTTTGACAGTTCAGTAAGTTCTACTCCTGTTGGAGAAGATATAAAGAATGCCATTACTAAGTTATCAACTGCTACATCACAGGATGATGTATCTGCTGCTATGCAAGACTTAGCACAAGACTTGTATATGCAGGATATTATGGTTACTTGGTTTAGTAGTAGGGCAGGTGATGGTATTGTTATCAGTAAGAAGGTAAGAAAACCAGATGGTACTTATGAGAAGGTAATCATTAATGGAAAGGAGCAAATCAAGGAGGATAAGTATGATGTATATTTCTCTACAAGTAGCAAGAGTGCAGAGATTGGAGGTATAAACTTTGATGCAACTGCTCTTGAAGACTTGGGAGATACAAGTGCATTAGGTACTCCTAAGAATCCTGAGGATATATACAATGAAATACTTGGACACCTTATTAAGTTTAATCTTCCTTTGCAGGTCAGCACAAGGAGAATAAATGAAGGTGCATACAACAATAGGTTGATAAACTCTAATATCCTTACTTCAAATATTACTGAGGCTTCAGTAAGAAGTAATTGGTTTACAACTGATTACTTTGATAATGAAGGTAATCTTCATCAAGCTATAAGTCCAGCTTCTGTAGCTCCTCAACCTAAGAGGAAAGTAGAAACTCCTGTAGGTGGTACTGAGGGTGCTATTCCTGGAACAAGAATATCATACATTGATATGCTTGGTGATAGATTAGAATTGTATGTAGACTTAAAAACTAATACCATTAGAAATACAAATGGTGAAGATATAACAAGTTATTATACTGGCTCTACTGCTCTTCAACTGTTTTATGATTTAGCTTGGGCACAAGACAACTTTGGAGATTCTACTAACTCTTCAATGATGGTAGATAACAAGGTTCTTACTCCAAGTGGTAGAGTTCTAAATAGGTCTAATGGTCAATATCTTGAAGGTCAGGAAGCACAGGATGTAAAGGATATTATTGCAGGCAGGAAGAAAGAAAGAGAGGACAGGGTTTCCAAGTCTAAGGAGGTTATCAGTGAAATATATGAGAACCAAAAGAGAATAGACAAGACAAGAACTGATGGAGAGTTTTATTATGTACTTGAAGATGATGGTGAATATCACCAATATAGTAGAGTACATAGTAGATTAGGTTCTAATTGGGTAGAATCTCCTAAGCAAACAGAGGCTTTAACACAAGTAAGAACCAAGCTATCACAGTTAGTTGATACTCCTGCTCAATTTGACAATTACTTGAAGTTCCTTGAAAACAAGTATAAGATTAATCTTGATGGTTATCAAGGAAAGACTGATGCTAAGAGTAGAGATACTATTGTGAATATAGTAAGAGATAAGATGTCTGGTACTAATTCACAAAGAGCACTTGATGCTGGCTCAGCAATAGATAGTATTATTAGACAGTACTTTACTGTAAGGGATGTATCTAAGATAGCAAGACCATCTAATATGTCAGAGAGTGCTTTCATAGATTTGATTACTACTCTTAACAGGGTTAAATCAAATATGGAGCAAATGGGAGAAAGATTCCTTGCTGATAATATTGTGTTGTTCCAGAAATATCCTGATGGTACAAGAGTTGCAGGTGAAGTTGATATTCTCTCAGTAGACAAGAATGGTAACTTTAGGATATATGATGTAAAGACAAGTAGATACAGCTTCTATGACTTTACAGACAGATATGGTCATAAGGTTAATTACTTTACTACTCCATCTGCTACTCAGAGAATGAGTGCAAAGGATTACTATACTTTACAACTTTCTGCTTACAAGAACTTATTTGAATCTCAGTATGGTGTACCAGTTACTAAGTTGGCTGTAATGCCATTTGTATTGAGTTATGATAAGGAGAATGTATCAGCAGTACAAAGTGAAAAAGGTATTCCTGTTGCATACAATCCTGCTGTTAATGTACCTTTAGCAAGTGCAGTTAAGGTAGATAAATCTACAGAAACTCCTGCTACTCCAGCACAGGCTCAGACAGTATTGCCTATTTTTGAAACCTCATTAGAGACCCAAAATCCTATTGAGGATTTAACACCTGAACACAGTATGAATAATGCTGATGAGGGAGTAGGTTACTTTGAGTTGGATGGCAAATTACATAAGGGATATGTTACACCACTGACTGTAATTGATGGGGTTGAAGTTCATGTAACTAAGGTTCCTAATATTACAAAGGGATTTGGTAAGGAAGCTGCTCATGTAGCTTCAAATAGCTTCTATGCAGTATTCCCTAATGGTAAGACATTCCTATTCTTGAAGAATAATCCTGTGCAGGGGGGTATGACCCAATCACAAGTTGAGGATGCAATTAGGAAAGGACTTGAAGCTAAGCCTCAGAAAGTTAAGGAATTAGCATCAGAAAAGACTATATTGTTTGACCCTGATGCAGTACCTACTGTAAGTGCTGCTCCTATCACTACTGTGGAAACTCCTGCAACTATTAATCAAGGTAATACCCAGACAGGTGCTGCCTATACTGCTCAAAAGGAACAGGCAATAAATGACCATGATGAAGAGTTTGAGGATGAATTTACTTTAAGAAGAGTAGATGACACAGAAGCTACAGTATGGAATCAGGAAAAGGAACTTAATTGGTTGAGTAGAGTACTACCTCAATTAAGTGAGAATGATAGAGTACAAGTAGTAAAAGGTCTTATTAAAGTAGGCAGACAAGGTGCTTTAGCTTGGGGTCAATTTGATAAAGGTGTAATCACATTGTCTGACATAGCTGCTGAAGGTACTGCATACCATGAAGCTTTCCATGCTGTATTTAATCTCCTTCTTGACAATAATGAGAGACAGGCACTATATGATGAAGCAAGGAAATTATATGGTGAAAAAGACAATCTTTCTCTTGAGGAAGATATGGCAGAAGGATTTAGAGAGTATGTAATGACAAGACAGAATAGAGGCTTAGGCAAGAGAATACTTGATTTCTTCAAGGAACTTTTTACCAAGGTTACTAACTGGAATAACTTTAGACCCTCTCTTATAAGTTATTATCAGAGAATTAATGCTGGTAATTATGCTAAAACTCCTGTATATTTGAGCACTGAAGGTCAATTAAAAGGGAAAAGGTTATGGCACACTTCTAATGAGATAATATACAGATTTAATAAGGAAATGCCAGAAGGGTATTTTGCTCAACATGGTGGTTCATCAAGGGCTATATTCTTTGCAGATAGAGCACCTGAGTCTCAGTCTTTCTTATCTCAAAGGAAGTACAAGAATCAATATGACGTGATAATTAATAACCCTTATGTAGTAGAGAATTTAACTGCTGGTAAATATAATCAAGATAGTAAGCATACTTCTATGCAAGAGGCTATCCAATATGCTATGGATAATGGATATGACTCAGTTATATTCAAGGACCTTTATGACAATATGATGTATGGAGATATATATGTTATATTTGACCCAAATCAAGTAAACTATATAGTTGGTCAAGATAATACTGGGGTAGATTATGGTCCTAATAAATTCAAAGATTTGCCAAAGGAGCAATGGAAAGTCCTTGTAAAAAAAGGTTGGACTGAAGAACAATGGAACAGAATCTCTCAAGAAGAGAGAGACCAAGCTATTAAGTGTATAGCCTTTTAGTCAGTAGGATGAAATTTTTTATAAGGGCGAGGTTAATTACCTTGCCCTTTTTATTTTGTAGGAAATAAAAAAAAAATAAGGGGAGGAGTAGAACTTAATCTACTCACTCCCCTTTCTATTATTAACAATTAACTTTATTGCTTAAAGAATGGAATACCTTCCTCAGGATGCAAACCTCTATAAATGGTCTTATTCATTGGGATAAGAGGAGACTCAAAGAATAGTCTTGTTGCCTTAGACTCTCCTTTATATCTGCCTGATTGTATCAAAGCATCTTCACCAGCAAATACCTCATAATTAAATGGATTCATAAGTCCAATTAAATCAAGAGTATTTTCAAGAGTATTAATGCCAGCAGCAGGAGACTTTATAATCTTCAATCCTTCTCCAACCATCTGAGGTCCAGGAATCAATGAACCTAATTCAGTGTATAATTTTCTTGCCTGATATTCTGCCATCTTAGCCAACCAAGGTCTATCCTTGTCATCTGACCAATCCATAAGACCAAGTACAAGTGCTACTGCTAAGAAGTGTCCTACTTCAGTTGCAGCTCTTTTGATGTTTGCTTTCTCAGTCTTGGAAAGTTGGTTCCAATTTGCAGCTAATGCAAACTGACCTTCTTTCAATTCCTTAGCAAGCTGCATCAAGAACCTACCTGTGGTATTATAGTAACCTTCTGTCCATGCTTGCAAGTCCATATTGTAAGAAGCTGATTTGAACCTTCTGTTAAGTGAGGGTTTCACCCACTTTCTAAACATAACACCCATTCTACCTACAGCTAACCTTTGTACTGCACTTCTGTCAGCCTTATTGTAAATACCGTGCATTCTCTGATTTATAGCAGCAGACTTTCTACTGAATGCTATAATATCATCTCTTGTAAATGCAGACCCATCCTCCTTAGTATAACCTTGCTTTAACTGTAACTTAGCACCTAATTTCTTGTTATTCTTATCAATAGGAACCACTTCCATAGCATCCCATAGAGATACTATCTTACCATCAGGAGCTTTCATTTTATAAGCATCTGCAAGTGCTAATGAGGTTCTATTCTGCATCCAATGCTCACCAGCATTATTCATAAGGAATAAAGCAGAAGTACCAAACATTCTACTGAACCAAGTCTTTCTGTCAAAGTTTACTTCCTTAACATCAGTCTCATATTCCTGCATTACATTGAATAATTCATCCCACAAAGCAAGTTTACTTGTCTTGACTCTATTACCAATCTCTGCAAGAAATTCAGGTAATGCTTGACCATAGTTTCTATCAGCCCTTAGAGTATTAGATTCATTAAAGAACTCCCCAGAGAAAGATTCAATCCTCATCATAACTCCACCAGTAGCCACATTGGAAATACCTGATAGTACATTGACAGCTAATGTATTAAGAGAAGTCATCCTATTAACAAAGTTAGCCACCTTTCCTTTATCAATCTTAGTATTACCAAATGTGCCTTCATCAGCCATGTATCTACCATAGACCTGCATCTCAAAGAAGTCATTTAGTCTCTGCATAAATCTTGTTTCATCACCAGACTTAGTGAGAGTAGATTCTACTTTCCTACCTACAGACTTGAACTTTTCAACCAGTGGTTTACCACCTCTTGTCTGTATAATCTCCCTTTCTTTCAGCATATCTCTGCCAAGCTCAAGAACATCAATTACTTTATTCATTTCATTGAAGTCATTAGCCATAGCTGCATAAGCTGTGAGAGTAGATACTATATCAGTAGATAGGTCATTAGGGCTTTCACCTTCTTTCATCTTGGTATAGTAGATAGGAAGTACTTGCACCTCTTTACCTTCAAAGTCCTTTACTGTAGCCCTATCTCCAAACTCAGTGTCATCTGTCCTTCTAATGAATTGGTCTTTGACTGCTTCCCAAAGCTGTAAACTACCTGACTTTACACCATCAGATGCCTTTACTCTTTCAAGTAAGTCCTTTCTGATTTTAACTGCATTAGTTAAGGTAGTGTACTTGTCAGGAAGGTATGAATCCAGCTTAGCTTTTATCTCCATAATCTTGTTGTAGTATTCTTTCTGGGCAGGATTCAAGTTCTGATAAGCCTTATTGCCATAGATTGATACTTTAGGTTGCTTCTTTCCATTGACTACCTCCATATTAGCATCAAACCAAGCTTGTCTCTCCTTTCTGTACTTCTCTGCATTATCTCCTACAGGATTCTTACCATACTTCTCATTAAGAGACTTGAACATTTCCCTGACTTTCTCTTTGAATAGACCTTGATTAATCTCAGAGATATAATTACCTGTAAGATTGCCTTTACTGTCTCTCTCAAACATCCAATCAGTGCTCTTAACTCCAGCTTGCTCTAACTTAATGGTAGCAGCTTGAAGCTCCTTCATAACATTGATAGTCTCCAACCTTGCATTTTCTTTACTCTTCTTGACAGCTTGGTCCATAACTTTCAGCATATAATCTGAAGAGTCTGCCATAGAATCAAGCCATCTATCAAAGAAAGATATGTCCTTGTCAGCTATCTTAACTAAGTCTTCAGCAGTCATAGTCTTGCCTTTGAACTTGCCAAAAGGAACAGTTATACTCTCTCCTACAAAAGGTTTAATGAAATCAACAAAGAGAGGCATTGATACTTCATTGTACCTTACAAACAAGTCTCCAAGTAATGTAGTTGTGTTGTCTAATACAACCCTTACCCTTTGACCATATCTATTGTCTGCATACTTCTCTTCATCAATAAGAGCCTTCCTAATATCATCAGTAATATGCTTGTAACTATACAAGTAGTTTCTGACATCTCTCAGTACTCTGGCTCTCTCATTAACATTAGTAGCAGGAGTATTTTGTAGCATAGTAAGCCTGTCACTTACCTTAGATAGTTCCTCAAGAGCATTCTCTACAAAAGTATAAATACCCTCAATCTCATTGTTATCAGCTAATTCAATATCCAATCTATCAATGAGTAACCTTTGGTTAGCACTGAATTGGCTATTAGGATTTCTCTTTTCATAAATCTTCAATCTCTTCAACTCATTTTCAATGATTCCTTGAAGTAACTTCTTGTCTCTTGCCACTCTTTCTGAAGTATTGTAGAATACCCCACTTGATGCTATATTACTAACATCAATAGCCTCATCCATACTGCCATTAAGTATCTGCTGGGCTAAAGAACCAAAGTTCTTATCAGCCTCTTTCATGGCTCTTTGTATAGGACTTGCACTAATATTCTTAAAGAACCCTTTAACTGCTTGAATCACTCTTTGCAGAAGATTCTTATAAGGAGCAGATGGAATATTCTCACCTTGAAGAAGATGTTTTGCAAGCAGTTTACCCGCAGCTTCTTTTGCCAATTTAGTCTCATCACTATGATATAAAGTATCATAAGTATCATAGTCCTCACCTATAATCTCTCTTGCCAGTCCATTGGAAGATATGTTATTGATGAGTCTTGTGATAAGTGGATTATCTCCCATAGCTTCAATGGCAAAGTGTGCAAATTCCTCTGGAAGTGCTCTTTCACCTTGAATACCATTAGCAAGCCTAATCATTTCAACAAGACCATTTGCTGCATTCCTTGCAACATCAAAGTCAGTTACACCATGAATACCCATTCTCTTTTCAA